GTGCCAATACCTTCTTCGTCCTTGGCAAAGCTACCCACGTTTCGTGGGTTTTCATAGTGATCAATTACCTGAGATGAGTATGCCATTAGTTTGGTACCAAGGCCATTTTCTCTGTGCCTGTTTGTGGATCGGTAATCTGTTGCCAATGGTATCCTGGTGGTGGAGTCTGCGGTGTTGCCTGCGGTTGAACATAAACTACACTAGGTGGAGAAGTATAAACAACCGGAGGAGGTGCGTAATATCTAGGTTGGGCTAATTCATAACCAATAACACCGCCGATCAAGGCCGGAGCCACCCACCCACCACGATAGCAACAACCACCACGCCAGTGTGCTTCGGCTGATGCTGATCCGACTAATGTTAGTGCTAAGATGCTTGTTAATATAATTTTTTTCATTGCTAACTCCTTAAAGGTGAGTATACTATAGAGTATACTATATTTATAATATTAGGTCAATGGTATTTTGGATTAACTACGATTGGATAAAGCACGATTTGCCATAGCGGAAACCGTTTTTTCTGGTGCTGTTTGTGTTTCGGCACCATCTTCGCCTGGAACTTCGATATCGGTATCAACCGGATTAATAAACACGTATTTGGTTCCGTTTTCATCATCTTTAATATTTGCCACAATGCTCTTTACTGCGTCATTATGTTGTTTGGCGTTTTGTAGTGTTTCTAAAGTAAATGCTTCAGCACCTGGTTTATTGCGAACCAAATTGATCAGTGCTTCAACAGAAATCTTAGGAACTGCAGCATGGTTACTACTGTATTGCAATTCTCTTAGGGTATTGATCAGTGCATCAATGGCCACATGGTCAGCATCGTCTTCTACGTATGCTGACAAATCTTCATCGTCTTCAAATAAACGGCCACCGAATTCTGTAAATCTCATTAACGAGGCTCTCTACCTAATTCAGCTGTGCCGCCTGCAGCTGCATCTACAGCACCCATTCCGTCACCTTCAGGTTCCTCAGCGCCCATTGCAGGCTCAGGTGCCATACCAGGCATCGTACCTCCCATGCCACTCATACCGCCCATGCTCATATCTGGAGTAGCTTCGCCAGTTAATGCACGAGCAGCTGAGTCAGCTTGTTCGCGACCATCGCTTAAGGTTTGCCATACTTGTTGTAGTAATGGAGTAACTGTTTGTTTAAATCCTTCAGCACGGTCTTCACCGATTTGATCGCGGATAGTATCTAATAATGCAGGTAACTGTTCGTTCTGCATTTTACCAATTTTTTCTAGCATGTCTTGAATGCTATCAACCATGTCTTTAGCAGCTAAGATTGCTTCGCTTTTAGCCATTTCGCTTTCTTGGATAAGAACATGACGGTTCTCTACCATCCAACGATTTAGACTTTCGCGGACCATAAACATTTCCATATACTGAGGATTTTTTTCAGCAGTATGAGCACCATGTGTGCGTTTAACTGCATCTAAACTTTCTGTAATACCTTTAGCCAATTTATATGCCTTAGGGAATGTTAAATTATCGTAGTCAATCTTAAAGCCAAAGCGGCTTTCTACTACTTGGTTAATTTTTTTAGCTTTTGGCTGATTGCCGATTTCTGTTAATCTCATGATTTTTAGGTCCTATTCCGTCCAAACTTTTAAATATTTAGCTGATTCGATAGATTTCTTAAGAGTTTTTTGTGCTAACTCTAAACGCAACCTAGCGTCTTCAAATCTGGCCGTCCATATACTTATGCCGATTATATTCTGATTCTTTATTGCACGATTTTTACTGTTTTCGTAGTGTGTTAAATCATTTTTAAATCGTTTAACTTCACTGTCAGCTGATTTTATTTCAGCGGCCAGATGGTCAGAATGCACCTGCTCACATAAACAATAAAAAATAGCTGACTGTTTACTGTCAAATTCATGCCGTAATTCACGATTATGATCCAACAAATGCCAGTATCCTTCTGCAGGTACAACATATAATTTGCCTATACGATATCCGCCACTGGGCAAAGGCCAGATTAAAGGTATGTGTTTATTTTTTGATAACTGTGCAAATTCACGATGTGTCCAAGAGCTGATGTATTGTGCAGCGGCAACTATTACAGCATCGACTTGTTGTTTAGTAGGGTTATCTTGATCTTCTTTTATAGGTAATGCGACCATTTTCTTGAATTCTTAATAATACATCCTTGTTAACCAAATGATTTGCTACCAATTGCTGTCTTAGGTCTAAGTCGGCTTTAAACAGTTGCTGGTTATCTCGTAACATGTCTAAAACTTCAGCTTCCTCATTTGTTATTGGAAGTGTTATATTATTTAAGAGTTCTACAATTCGCATTATTTTATTTGAAGTGTGTGGCCAAAAGAGTTATAATACCAGCAACTAGCACACCTATTATAGTTGTACCAATGGTGATTAATGTTTTGTAATGTCCGCTGTCATTACCTGACAGACTATCTTTGATATCCACAATGTGACCTTCTAGCTTGTCCATGCGGGTTTCAAGGTTGGAAAGTTTAGTGTCCAAGTTACTATACCTTTCAGCACATAATTCTACGTGCGCCTCAAGGCTTTTCTTTTCTATATCAGTTGAGGACATAATGTCTCTTCGCTTTCATTGTTTAAGCGATGCGCTAATGTGCCTGTGTGAGCCGTAATAGTAAGCCATAATGGTGCCGTAGCATCAACTATTATTTATTAAATATTGCGTATATCACGGTATCCATCTAGAAAGTAAATATTACGAATTGCACCATGGGGATAAAAAATAGGTAACATAAAACGTGCTGTTTCTTCCAGACCTTGTATAACGGGCACTTGTTCAAAATACTGTTCTAATAGAGCAACCGGATTATTACTGTTAGCATATACACCTGAGTGTTCAACTGCCCATATCCAGGCCCATACTGAGTGACACCCTTGAAAAAAATCTCCAAATTCGACCCAATCTAAATCTATACCGTCTTTGCGTATAGGACTGATTATTTCTATTGGTTGTGCACCAAGACCTATTGTCTGTACCACTGTTTCCCAATTACGCTGTTGATTACGAGCTAGTTCTTCACCGTTACGAGTTACTCCGGTGGCAGTAATATCTACTAGAGTGATGCCTGTGTAATAGTGTAACTGTGTATTCATACAGATACTTATGCCACAAAAAAACCGACCATAAAGATCGGTTTCTTTTTATAGTTAAATTAACTATTAAGCAAACTTGATACCACCAGTAGATGATACTGTTGCTGTTACAGCATAAACGTTGCTTAAAGCACCGATGTTACCTGCACCGTCACCAGCTAATGTTTGACGAAGTGCGTTTTGTGCTGTTGTATCTGTCCAACCTGAACGCTCTGTAATGATGCTGATCTGTGCACCAGAGTCAACTTGGTATGCTAATACAGTTGCGTTACCTTCTAAAATACGTAAAACTGTCTCAACTGCACCACCAGTTGTTAATTCAGCTGCTAAGTTACCGTTAGCACCAGCTGTTGGGAAAACAACTTTATATGCTGTAATAGGTGCTGCAATACCTGTGTTGATAATTGCGGCATTAGCAAATGAACGACCTGCGTCTGCGTTTACTACACCGGCTGCGTCGCCGTTAATTCTTGTGAATGTTGCCATTTTAAATCTCCTTAATTAAATGAGCCCTTAAGGACTACATGCAAATATTTATGATGATCAGTAAAAAACTATAGCCTACCTTGAACATTTGCAGTGGAAAATACGCTACGATCTACCAGCTTTATAAACCCGCTGGGAGTATCTATGTTGAATCCTTCGCCCTTGGGTTGTCCGCCCACCGACTGCTCTATACCTGTGACCTGCGAGTCTAACTGTTTTAATATAGCTAGTTTTAATACAGCTACTTTACTATATACCTGATCTAGTGCTGCCAAAATAGGCTTATTTTTCTTGTCTATTACTATATTAAATTGTGGGCGTGTTAATTTACTCTGTAGCCAATTACCATCCACTGCTTGATTGGTTGCCTTACGATTATAGTATTGCTGTAGTCGATCTTTGCTGGCCTGAGTCAGACTGCTTAAAAATTCATCACCACCTAAACTGGCAAAGGTATTTACTGCTCTTATGGCGTCGTTTTTGGCCTTAACCGGTTCTTTCATCTTAAAGGATGTGCCCATGTTGCCGGTGAATACGGTAATGTATTCGTTAGTGCCAGACAATCCACCTAGGCCCAGCAAACTTTGACGACCGACCAATGGACTGCTTTTAGACTTTTCTATGTCTGACCCATAGCTGTGTACTGCTAGACCTACAGCACGGCCGGCAATTTGTTTGCCTAGGTCACTGTGAGCATCTACACTATAGGTTACACCGTGTGGGTTTGGTTTAAACACAAACTTGCCTGCTACAGGAGTCAGTGGATCTGTCCACATTAGATCTCCTTGTACAAATCCTTTGAAATTTGCAGGGCATATACTGCCTACTGCATTAAACACCTTGGCCAGCATCTGTGCTACTTCTGGATTCTTGGCACGGTCACTAAAAAACTTTATTAGTTCTTCGGCACTAGTAACCTGTCCGCCAGCTTCACCAATATACTCTTTATAGTTCATAGTGAAACGACCATCACTGGTTCTACGGCCAAATATAATAGCCGGCGATCCGTCCCATTTGATGCTGACAGTTTCGGGTTGTTGTACAGCACCAATCATGCCGGTAATAGCATCCATGGCCGCGGTACTACCGCCAAAGATAAAATCTTCAGGGTGTGGTGTTCGAGCACCTTCCATTAGATTTTGTATAAATTCTAATACTATCATTGGAAGTATCCTCGGACCATATCAAGGCCTTGTTGTACTTTTTCTCTATCATCGTTGGCACGTGCTATTGCGGCTGGTGTTGTGGCTTTGTCGCGCTTCTTGGCTGTAATATCTAACATAGCTTTTTCTTCATAACGTTGCCAAAACTTATTAATAAAATCTTGTGCATCTGTAAACTTAGCCAAGTCGCCTTGACCAAACATGCTGTTTAATTCACAGCTACGTGCAAATCCTTTGACACCAATGACTAGTTTACTTATTTTAACATCTTCGATGTTGTTGCCAGGAAACTGTTTTAACATCGGATCAATTTGAGGATTGTCGATGCCCAACTGTTGAGCTTCGTAGACAAATGTATCTAGAATAAATGTTTCTGGATTAGTAGTAACTGTAACAACCTGTGTGCCTTTTTGTTTACTAAACGAAACGTGTTTACCGTCTTGTACTTTTAACTGTACACCAGCATGTTGAATACTTAGATCAAGTATTTCGCCTAATACGCTGTATATATTACCTGTTAATAATCCTTTAACACCGCGCTCAGGAGTAACACGTGCGGCGCCCCATTTTTCTAAACGTTCTGGATGCCACATAAAATCTATTTGTACAAAGTCGTTGTTGCCAACCTGGAATGTAGGATGCCCGGGTTTGTCTCCTACTTCTACATAGGGTAAACCTGCGCTAATAAATTCATTGGTTAACTTATTCCAGTGTGCGGTAAATTGTGTATAACCTTGTCCTGTTGCTTCTGGCGCAATCATTTGCAAATCAATATCACCATAAATTTTTTCTGGATTGTCGCGAGCATCTTGTTCGTGATATGCGCTACTTCCTGTTGGCCGTCCGCGACGTATTTCTCCTACTTGTGCTCCGTATTTTTTGTTAAACTCAGCAACAAAGCGATCAACTACTTGTAAAGCTACACTAACAATCTTAGGGTGTAGGACTGTGCCCTGTGTTTTAACAGAATCCCAACCGCCTTCAATAACAAATTCTCTTGCTCTCATCGTAGTTTATTGGACCAGTGTCTTAACCACTCGGTTGGGTGAGCACTATCTTCTAATTGTGGTAGTTGTCTACCTGAACGTTCTAGATATTCCCGGAAATCTTTTAACTTGGTATCACGTTGGGGGTCGTTACGTAAGGCTGCAACAGTAGATTCAACACCGGCTAGATCTCGTACTGTGCCTGCAGGCAAAAACATCTTGGCCATTACTGCTGGATCATCTGTGACCAATTCATCGGTAAGACGGTCATGTACTCCGTCGTGCATGGCCACTTTAACGCCTAGTGTTTTGCCAATGCTGTTAAACAGCACAGCACGGTCAACACCTTTGAATTGACTACCAGCTGGCATGGCTGCCATCATAAACCTAGTCCACTTCATTCTGTTTACAAAATTAAAATCTGTTTGCACAAACCCATTTTTGATATTGCCGTTTATTGGAGTGCGGAAATGTATTTCAATACCTGACTGATCAATCCAGCCGGCACGAAAGGCAGGTTGTTTACCTTTGGCCTTACGATTCATTATTTCTTCATCAGGAATACCGTTATGCTTACACCAGTTTACTAAGGTGCTCATTACTGCGTCTTTGGTTAATACGTTAGCATCTAACAGTAGATCTATATCACCAGATGTTTCGGTAACGCCGGTACTGCCAACCATGGCATCGCGTAGTGTCAAGCCTGTGATTTGTTCGAGCCAAGCAATGGTAGTAGGCACATCCACACGATTAATACGCTGTGTTAAAGGTACCTGTTGTTGGTCTTTAAAGACATTACCGCCTTCAAGCAGAATCATTTTATCTGATCCCACAGCAGTGCTGAAAAATCAATAGATGATTCTTCTAATGCCGGTTTTTTGTTTATTTTACCAGAAGTAACCGGTGTCTTGATAGTATCAACTTGTTGTTGATTTTTTGTTCTTTGATCCGCGTAAAATTGATCCATATTAGGGTTCAAAATCCTGCTCGGTTTGTATTTTGTTTGTGTTGGTGCTGTGGTATTTGAATAACTGCTAGGACTTTGACCATAATTTACAGATGTGTTGTTGGTGCCGGGTACTGTTGTAGCTCCATTTTTAGATGTAACTGGCGGGTTAGTACCGGTTACATTAGGAACACCGGTGGGTACATTGTATGTAGGAGTTGCATAACTGCTAGGACTTTGACCATAATTTACAGGTGTCTTTGCCGGCTCGCCGGTTTCTTCATCATAATCAGGTCCGGCTGTGGGTTGGGTTGTTGGTTGTGTGGCTGTGGGTTGGGTTGTTGGTTGTGTGGCTGTGGGTTGGGTTGTTGGTTGTGTGGCTGTGGGTTGGGTTGTTGCTGGCGTTCCTTGGTTACGAGCAACCTTGCGACGACCAACATAGTCAGGACTGGTTGGAGTTTCTTGCGCTTGTTTGTCCAACATTGCAGCAACGCTTGCATCAACTGGTTTGTTGTCGAGCCCAACCCATTGATCGCCAAATTTTTTGTATTGCGTTGGTTTTCCATACCGGTCTTTGATTGTGACCATGTTTTTATCTGTGCCTTTATCGGCCACACTTTGTCCAACAGGAGCAAATGCTCCGCGTTTGATTGCATCAGCTGCTCCTTTGGCCAAGTCACCAACCACATTACCAGCTTTGGTTCCTATACCATCAGTGGCTTGATCGGTGTCTTGATCGGTGTCTTGTGATACCGTGGCAGGTGATTGCGCACCTGTGTGTGGGTTAACTGCCTGTGCTGGTTGCGCGGCAGGCTCTGTAGTTGCTGTAGTAGCAGGAGCGGCCTGCACTCTTGCTGGATTAGGTTCCATTGCGCCAGCGGCTTGTGTGGTTACTTGATCTGTATTCTCTGGCGGTGTCTGTGCTGTGCTAGTAGGAATTTTCATACTGGTATATATTTGATTAATAACTTCGGGACTAACTCCAGCCTGTTGTAATACTTGTGCTACTTCATCGCTATCAGTAGGCGAACCAGCTTTCTTCCAGGCAGATTGTAATTTGTCGGCAGTAACCTTGGTAGTTAAGTTCTTGCCTTTGGTCCGTGCCCAATTACCAACTGCGCCAGCGGCCTTTTTAAACATATCGCCGATGCCTTCGTTAGTTAATTGAACACCACCACGCGGACGACCAATACTTTCGTGTAATGCCCAGGTATAAACAGTTAACTTACGATCAACATATCGAGATTCTTTGAATCCACTAAAATCTTGGCCTGCAGCGCCTCCAACAGCTTTTGCAGACCCAAGCATACCTTCTTTACCTGCTGCACTTAAAAATGCTTTAGTGGCTTCAGCATAGTTAGGATCTGTAGGGCTAATTGTTTGTCCAGCCATTACAATGTCTCCTACTACTTTACCATGATCAACTTGAGCAGAAAACGGAATTCCATTTTTAGACCAAGAAATATTATCAATTGATCCAGGAGCACCCTGCAATGCCTTGCCAATCTGTCCAGCACCGTAAGCCACAGCACCTGTCTTGGCACCAGCGTAAGCGGCACTACTAAACTTTTCACCTTGTAGCAGTTTGTCAGTCATTTTTAATAGACCCAGTGCGGCTGCACCACCTACACCAGCCCCACTGATACCTGCGGCCGCTATAAGGGCACTATATATTAAACTTTGAGCTATAGGATGTTTTTTAGCAAAATCTCGATATTTTTGTATATACTGCATCACACCGGTATCGCCACCGGTTGCTTGCTTTAACTTTTCTGCGGCTTGGTCATACTTGGCATCAATGCCTTGAATAGGACCAGAGTTTTGAACTTTAGTTTTTAAATCGTCCCAAGCCTTGTTTACAGCAATAGCAACATCTTTGCCTTGGCCAATCATGGTGCGGTTACCACCTGCAGCAGTAGCACCTTGTTCAGCTTGTTGGAATAACTGTTGAATTTGTGCTGGAGTTAATTGTGCTTCTATAATTTTACGGCCGGCCGATTCCCATAACTTATATGTGCGGCTTTCTGTTAGATTAATGGTCTCACTCAAGTCTTTAGTCTTCTTGTTTAATGCTTTATGTTGCTCATTTACAATATCATTAATCCTCATTATCGCCCCTTAATTTGCGTACTCCTCGGATAAATTTATTAGGATCTTGGCTACGAATACTGTTTAATAGACGATTTTCCAACTGCTGTGCTATTTCACTATCATAATTTTCTCTAATGTAATTCATTAGATTAATAGCACTGGTAATAACGTTATTAGCACGTGATTCCACGAGGTTTTCGCGGTCTCGATGTACTAACAGGCTATCGATTTCGTCTAATATGCTACGAGTACGCTTCTGCAAGATTTAACTCCGATTTAGTTATATTTATAGAAGTTTTGGTAATCTTAATTTTAACATTTCGTAATAATACCTATGTCCTTCGGGGCCGTCGTGGCCGTTCCACCCGTATTGATTAAAATCAACTGGCTTAATTTTAGTTACATTTTCTTGAAAATATATTCTAGCATTATCAAACCAATTTAATATTCTGGAATCTTGTTTAAAATATTGAACGTATGCATCACGCATGGGTAATTTCTCATTACTAAAATTTTTACCATTGTTTATAATTAAAAATGGTTTATTTCTAGCTTTTAAAAATTCCATTAATCCAATTAACTTAGCATACAATGTACACTCGATAGTTTCAAAATCAAGTTCAGATACTGCGTCCGGAGTTAATATAGTATGCAACGTGTGACTATGCGGACTGGCTAAATCAAATCTAAATATAGTAGTTATATTAATTATATAAAGTGTTGGTAAGGTAGTATTTTCTAAACAATGTTGAATAACTAATTTTATCATCATATCATTACTACGCCCAGGACGGCTCTCATTGACAAAATCAGTACAATTATAATCTTCCATTGCAATTTTATACCAATAATGATCCTCAACCTTAGGGCACCAAACTCCATTGGATGCATGACCATCGTCTACATTATAACAAGTGTGGCTATCTCCGGTATTAAATAATATCATTCTGCTTTAGCCTTTAATCCAGCAAGCATGCTTTTAAGGCGACTGCTGTCAACAGTAGCCGAGGGCGGAGGTCCTGCGTCCTGTTCAACATTAAATCCTGACTTAGCTTTTGGAAAGTTATCAACTACAGTGGTTGTAGTTTTAATTTGATTCATAATACTTGCGGCCACACGCGGTGGGCCACCTCCTCCGTTGTAGCTTTCTTGTCCTTCTTCTCCAGGGTCGGTAATACGCATAGTTTCAATATTGTATTCCAAATCAATTTTATGTCCTACACCGGTGCTGCTTCTAGATTTCATACATTGAAGTTGATACTTGCCACGTTCTTTCATAGCACGGCTTGTAAAGATACCAAACACGTTATCTGCTGTATTAATTTTACTGATACCACCAGCAATATGACTGTGGTCAAATTCTACTTCTTCAACTGCACTACGATTCAGCTGACTTGCAGTTACCATTAGTATGTTTAGTTCTTTTGCTAGATTACGTAATTCTTCTGCCACATACTTGTCTTTGATAAACTGATCATTGGGGTTAACTTTAACACTCACTGGCATAACTAAGTCTAAGTAATCTACCATAACAAAGTCAACTTTAATTCCTGTTTGTATTTGTACTTCTTTTAAATAACTGCGGATATCGTTTACGTTACTTTGAGCCGGCAATGCTTTAACTCTATATTGTCCAGACTTTTTACTAACCAAACGCACCTTCATTGTGGTTGTGTCAATATCTTTGCGTATGTCTTTTGTGCCCATACCAGTTAACATTGCATCTGTTCTCAAACTTGTTAATTCTTCGCTCAACTCTAGTGTAATATACACTCCACTAAGTCCGGCTTGCAACCAACTCAATGCTATGTTCATCATAACCAATGATTTTCCTGATCCGGATCCTCCAGCAAATATGTTTAGTTCACCTCTACTGAATCCACCATATAATAGTTTGTCCATTTGTGGCCAACCTGTGCTTACCTGCCCGCCACTATTGAAATACTTATTAATACGTGTTGCAGGATCAGCAAAGTAATCTGTACCCATGTCCTTTTGCAAACTTATTTGTACTGCATCTTTAATTAATTTTTCCACAGGATCGTAATCACCTTTCTCCAACATGTCGGCGGCTTTTAGAATAGCACGTTCTAGTTCTTGACGTTTGGTAAAGCCTTCGAATTCTTGCATGAACCATTCATAATGTCCCTCATTTAGTTCAGGCACTGGCTTTAATTCTACACCTGTTGTGGCTCGAATCTGTTCATAGCTGGGCAAAGTTTTGTGTGCATCTGTGTGTGTTTTAATAAAATCAGCAACTGCACGTAAACTACGATCAAAGTTTTCGGGATTGTAGATATTTTGTACACGTACATAGCTTGATGCATCCTGCATCATCATTTCTAAAAATAGTTTTTGTAAATCTGGTGTATATTCTTTTATCATAATTTAGGACAGTTAAAAGTACAATAGTCTAGAGAATTTAATTCAATACTATCATAAAATGTTTGCATATTATTTGCTATTGTATTGATAGTAGTTTTACTTATATCATACAATTCTTGATCTTTATAAAATTCACTCTTGTAGTAAAACCTATGATCTCCTACATAACAACACGGCATATAATATCCAGTTGCAGATATGTAATGTTCTTTGTTATTTTTACATTTTGGGTTTATATCAATTTTTCTATTACCTTTTTTCCACTGTACAATTGATTCTTGTCTTTCTCCAACAAATTCCAAGGGTTTGAGAGGATCATTATCAACCCATCTATCACTTGGAGTTATTTCAAAATTTTTAATACCAAGCTCCTTGCTTAGGGATTTGGCAATTTCAATTGAATCAGTATTAAATGCAAACGGTATGTATTTCCAAGTTGTGCTTACTTGAGATTTGACTGCAATATCTATACCTTGTCTAATAGAGTCCCAGTTGGCATTTATTCTATATTGAGTAAAATTATCCGGAATACCATCAATTGAAAAAATTATAGTATCATCTTTTGTTAAACAATCTGTCAACTCTTTCCACCAAATTGGTTTACGGTAACTACCGTTAGTAACAATTTTAATATTGGCTTTTTTATTTTTTAGCCATTGCACCATTGGGATTAAATTATCATAATAAATTGGATCTCCGTAATTACCGCATAAAGTAAATAGCAATTCGGTTAAATCTATATCAAAGAAATTTTTAAAATCTACAAAATCAAGTTGTTGATTCCCCCAATTTTTCATTTTAAAATCTTCAATAAATTTTGTCCTTGAACATCTAGGACATTTTAATGTACAAATATTTGTAGGCTCAATATGAAATCCTTTTATGTTATTAAGCATGCGCTAGTTTCTTTTTCTTTAGTTCAATTTTTAAACGACTTGTTTCTCGTGCTTCAAGGATACTTTTTAACACAAACAGTTTTCCGTATTTGATTACAGCTTCATTGATATCTTTAAATGTACCAAACCATAATGGGAAACTAACACTCCATCCATATTCTTGTGCATCACTAACCAGTTGCATCCCGGCTCGATCATAATCTGGGACCACAATGACTTCACGTCCCAAACTATCAATGATATCTGCTTGAGTTTCACTACACTCATTGCTTAATACCGCAACACCATCTATGCTCATAGCATCCATAGGCCCTTCACACACAATTACAAATTTGGCATTGGGCAATTGTTTATCTGTGTTAAACACATAATTAGGTTCGTAACTAGAATGATACTTAGGTTTAACCGTATCATATAGGGCACGAGCGGTGTATCCAACAATTTCATTGCGCCAGGTAAACGGAACGATTACTCGACGGTTTAAGTTGTATTGTGTTTCCGGAGTCCAATAAAAATCATACCGATTCAAATCAATGTGCCTGCCAGCTGAGTATAATACTGCATCGTGAAACTCCTTATGCACATCCGAATCTTTTAAGGTGTACCAGCTTTCCCATTGGTAAAATGTCAGTGCTTCTGTGGGCAAAGCACGGGCTCGAAAGTTTATTTCTTCTTGCTCTACAATCTCTACCAGTTGCTCAGGTGCTACTAATTCTCGTATTCGAATAGCATCTATAACCAGTCGTTTGACCGTATTTTCATCGGCACCTAGCCATGACAACAGTTTACGGAATCGGTATGTTAAGTGACGACCAGGAACATAGCTGGCTTTAAAATTACAATTAAAACAATGATAACTGGTACCACCATCTGCGTTCATTACTAAACCGCCACGACCACGTGTGTCAGCTGACTCGCCATTATGCTGACAGCAAGGTGCGTTAAAACTGATCCACCCAGAAGCGGCATTAGTCTTGCGTCGTGCTGGAAGTAGTAGTTTTACAGATTCTTGAATAGAGTTCAACATTCTTAGTATTATATACTAAAATATAATTAAACTCAAAAGACTTAATGCTCGATTATGATACTACCACATTGCCCCAACGACCCAAATAAGCGGTATAGATCTGTGCATTACCATAGGTATAATTATACACCATCATTCCCGGAACTGGTGTTAATGCGGCTATTTGAGTTTGAGTTAAGTTTGCCAAGGTGGTATAACCAGATACTACCAGATTTCCAGCAATATTAACCTGACCAGATCCAGCAACAGTCATAACAGTAGATGCATTTATTGTGTTATTGGCTGTGACATTAAACAGTAAATTAGTGCCTTGGTTGCTGTCTGAAAAATTTTGTGATGCTTGTATGACCATGCCGGGAGTTCGCAGAGGGGCATTTATGGTATAACTATTTGTTCCCCAACCGCGACCTAAAAATGCACCCAATACATCGCCGGATTGACTGGCACTTGGACTGGTTGCTGTGCCACGAGCACTTCTGGCTACATATATAGATCCCACGGTACCGTCACCGTTATTGTAAGTATCAGCTGTCACCTTAGCAGCTGTTCCAGATAACCCGGACACATACACTGTGGCATTACTGTTAATATTAATTGCCAATGATGGGTTTGGACTAACTGTTAGTACAGCACTAGCACTTGGTGTACTGGTATTACCACCCAGTACTAAATTTCCAATAATAGTATGCGTTGTCCCAGTGACGCCTATATTTCCAGTAATTGATGTTCTGTAGCTAGAATGAGTCATAGTGGTAGAGGGAACATTACTGCCAATTGGGACATTTAAAAATTCAATAACTGTACCTTGTGCAGTATCTGTGTAATTTTCTGTAGCCCGTATATGTATGCCAGAAGCATAACCGCTTTGGATAAATCCAGTGGTACCATACCCTCTTGTAGCAAATAAACCAATAATATCACCACTTTGTGTTGCAGTAGGTGCTCCGCTGGTACCTCGTGCTGTCCTTAGGAAAATTCCAGAATTTACAACACTACCAAAACTGTCAATGCCAAGTCTGGCTATTTTTCCATCGGCACCACTTAGATGAACAGTATTATTTGCAGCCAATATTGGTACAGTATTATTGAGATTTATAGTTAAAATTGAGTCTGCCGAAGCAACAATATTAGCACCATACCCCAATACTAAATTGCCTAAAATGTTATGTATTGATGTGTTGTATTGACCAACATTGATATTACCCTGTATGCCTACACCACCTTTGACCACCATGGTACCTGTACTGTTGTTAATAGGACTGGTATTAGGATTGAATATCTGCAGAGCAATGTTGGCCTGATCATGACCACCAGACATAAAGGAAATGTGTTTACCTTGTGTAACTGCACCAACTAATAAGTTACCTCCTACATCACCAGGATTATTTCCCTGTGTATAAATGTAAGCATCATTGGCGTATATTGCAGTACCTAGATTGTTGGCTGGATGTGTGCCATCGTATGTGCTGCTGGCAATACCCATGTCAACATAAAACGTGCTATCGGTACCATTATCAGCTGTGGCCACATAGTCTGTGGTTGCCTGCTGTCCAGAATTAATATTTTGTAAATTTAACTGTGCATAACTGTTGGCGTTGGCTGTAAACTGGCCCAATAGATTAGGAATTAGATAATACCCAGACTGTAGGCCGGCAAAAATTGGACTAAAGCCGGTTGTTGTATCGCCCGATGCATATATAGTATTGGCCAAAATAATGCCCGAAGCTGACTCCAATGGCCATCCGCCTGGAGTAACACCATCTTGTACTCGCAGAGTATTAAGTGTTGTATCAACAACAATTTCACCAACTGGCCCAACATAGCTTCCAGCTTCGGTTAAATTACCACGTTTTAATAGTATTTGTCTTAATTGAACATTTGCTGTAAAATTGCTCACGAAATAGTACCTCCATCAAATACTGTATCATCAACTCCTGGTGCGCCTTCGGTTACAGCATAATAAGCTGGTAAAATTTCAAGATCCAGTGGTACACCATAGTTATCGTCGATATACACAGGTTGTTCGGTATTATCGCTGGTCTTTATGGTGCGAAATGTCAGTTTATAAAAACGATTTTCTAAACTGCTGATTGTACTGTTGTCTAATATAAAATTACCTTGCCCTAATTGTATATTTGCCCAGGTAACAGCATAGGTATTAACAGTTACTTGATTAAGTGGATCCTGTATTTGTGCCTGCATACTGTATCCACTGAGATTAACAGATTTTTGATCTTGATTACGCACTATAACCTGTATGGGGTTGTCTATGCCTTGATAAACTTTTATAGGTCTACTATACACAACTAGGTTCCTTCTATTAAAAATTGTAGGATCAAAAACCTGTACTAGGGCAGTATTTGGATATAAATATGCTTTAACAGTGATCATTATTGATTGCCTTTATAACATATTTAGCGAGAAACATGGAAGAAATTAAACTGCTTTTAGAAAAATACCCGTATCTCACTTACTTGGTTTATGGAGGCAACGATTATGTTGGAATTGTACAAAACAGCGACGAACAAATTACCACAATTTATGACTATGCTGCCTTAAAAGATTCAGACCAAAAAATTAGATTTTTACAATTTGCTGATGTTTGGTGGTGGGAAAGTAATAGGATTATTCCTATTAATGTGTTTTTAAAGGCTGACTGGTTAGAGTTTAAGTTTGCTGTTAAGACCATGAACAGCAAAGATGTAGAAATCAAATTAGGTCCACAGGTAAGTCTTAAAGAAATGAGTCAAAAACGTAGCAAACGTCGTTCTATAACTCTAGTACGTAAAGTCAGTTAATTAGTTGTAGTAGTTCTTCTACCGTAATAGTACTATTAGCACCTTTACTACTATTTTGTTTTGCTTCAAGTATCTGTAAATTAGCAGGATGATTTACAATGCTCTCCGGTAAGTTAGCGTGCCAAGCATCCAATATACTCAATTTATGGTCAACGTGATATGTTTGTTGTCCTAAGACATATCCTTGCTCTCTTGCCCAAATTTGTGCTCTTTGTCTAATTAGGCGAGCATAATGCTTGTATTCTTTAACATCTTCTGGAGTCACAAGTCCAGTTTTCTTTTTCTTGGTAGCCTTCATTTTTTCAATTACTGTTTGATTATGCAAATACCTAGTAAAAGTTTTCCTGGCCTTTTCTCTTCTTTTGGTATCACCTTCCCATTGTTTAGTAACTCTATTAGAATGTTGTTTAATGTACTCGGGACAATGCTGGGCAATAGCAACACAAGTGTATTTTCCGTGGGTATTCAATACTGTGGCTTGCTGATTGCATCCATGATCACAAAGCTGTCCCAAAGGAATAGGATTATGTGTTTTCTTATGATAATGGTACATTGATGGATTATTACTCACATAATCACAATGTTCACATTTGCGTGGGTATGGAATTTTAATGTAGTCTTTTGGTGCTGGCATAACTTTATTTATGCCTTTAAAAAATCACATACTACTAGGAATACCCTTGACTAATCTGCTCACAAATTAGGTTCATATGCACTGCTACTAAATGTGCATAACTTATGGCGTGAGCTTTTTTGTAATGATATCCACTGTCTGGATCTGCGTCCCATACAGTTCGAGCTATTTCGGCCCAGGTACGACCCACTAGGTTACGTTTCCCTGGGCGAATCAAGGCCAAAAACATGGCCATCCTAGGTATGCTATTAACTGCTTCTGGACATTTTATCAACAGATCGTAGTGGTTGCCAATGTGTATCAGCTGACTGCAAAACTCTGGATCATACAGCCTATCCCACTCGGGTTCTTTGGTCATTAAAGCCTGTAGATGTTGTTCGCTCTTTATCTGAGTATATAATGATACATTTAGAAAATCTAACTTTACATAGCCAAGTTCTTCGGCCACTTGATAATCTATGCTGGCTATGCCTGTAAAAGGATCTGTGGGAATATCTGTTACATATATACCTGTGTTGTGTGGTATTAATTTCCCATCACGCACAATACCCGCAGGATGATGTTTTAGGTGTTGTAGCGCTGCTTCTCTGTCAGGAAAATCTATATCAATGTCTGATCTGAATTTCATAGGCCTGCCTTTACCAGTATGTCTTTGACCCATTCGGTATCGGCCATGTAATCTTTGAATTTGCGTTGCCAGTATTCTGGATCAATCCAGGGTAGTACTATTTGAATTTGTTCTTCAGTAAGTTGCTCAAGAAATTCCACGCCCGTGCTACAGTTAAACACAATCCATGGACTGATACGGCCAGTAGTGATATGGTGGCAAATCCGATTACTGTTAGCGTATTTAAAATAATCTGTAAAGCCATTTCGAAGATCAGGGTGATCGTCTGCATAGGTCTGCATCTCCTTTAGTGCTCGTTCTAGTGCGTCTTGTACTGCTTCTCTTTGTAAGTACCCAGGTAACCATTCTTCGTATAATCGATCTGAACACCAGTTGTCTATTTTTTTATTATTTTTTAGTAACCATTCTAAATAATTATTAAAATTAATACAGCGTATATTTTGACAATACCTGCCAAATTTTACAAAGGCATTATAATAAGGACTAGCTACAAAATCTGCGTAGCTTTTTAATCGAGCCGATCCTTGTGTTATTTCATAAAAACGTAAATAGGCCTGTAGTCCTAACTGTACTCCAGATTCTCGTTCCTGTTGCCAACGACGTTTGTTTTCGCAAAGATGTACCGCAAGTGTTGATTCTTTACGGAAATCTTTTTCACAGTAACGACATTTAAACAAGGTCAATACGTCTGTCATATTAGGTTATGTGTTCTCATATGATTTAAAAAATAATCATTTAAATGCACATACTCGTCACCACCATAGTGTCGAGCAAATGGTTCCCAACGTTCTTCGGGTTCCGAATACTTGGCACCAAGATCATGTAAAAATAAATTGGCAATAAATCGATCCAGTGGCACAATGTGTGGATTGCGTTCAACAATTTTTTGATATTGACTGCTAACATTGGTAAAATATTCTGTATATCTTCTTTCGCAGAAATTATAAAACAGATGGTTAATACCGCGATTAGACAAATAGCCACTTAACATAGTTAAGTCACATAATAGTTGATCTATGTGTTTGATGTCAACATCATAGGTATAAATGTCTTGTATGTATTGCTCAACATCTGTTTGAGAATTTTTATATACTGCATCTGCAGGAATAAAATGTCCTTGTATTCCATTGGCACTGTACTGTACCCAATTATCTTTATCTTTTTCTGTGGCCAAAAACGTGCCTTCACGTCGGCGCATAAAAGACAAACCCAATAATACAAATCCGATATCATCATGTTGCTCGAGGTATTCTAGGGTAGTGCGAATAATACGTCGATTGCTACTGCCACCAATGGCAATACTTTCAGCACTGTCTAGGCCAATCTGTCTGGCTAGATTATTTGCCAAATAATAATTAGCACTGAAACTACAACCATTGACCAACAGCTTCATAGTTCTTTCTTAATTTGTTTCTCATCCCAGCCATGTGCTCTTGCCAGTTCTCGAAGTTCTGTTTTGTCGTTTAATTCGGCCATCAGGGCTATTTCGTCGTCGCGAGCATGTGGGTATATTTCACGTAAAAACTTTTCTGCTTTGTTATTAGAAGAATCACGCTTTTTGGCAGCTAGCCAGGTATGTCGTTGTTGTCCCATACCAGGACTGACAGTGGTGGATAACAGCCACAGTAATTTTTTATGTTGAGTACTGCTTATGTCAAAAAAGTTTCGATTAAGTTTTTCATTACAGCTCATTAGATAATAGGCTTGAAAATCTGCATTGCCTTCTACCGTGGCGCCCCAGCGTATCATCAAAAACGGGCTAAACTTTTTTTGTTCTTCGTTGGTAAGGCTATCATAAAAGTCGCGATCCTTCGAATCGAACTTGGCCATTTCATTTGCGATTGATAGTTTATCTGTTGTCATATTTTAATTTATAGTACATTATAGCAGGTTCTAGTAATTCTTGCAAGCCAGGATCTACTCGAGCTTTTCTTCTAATACCATACCACAGTTTATCCTCACGCATTTGTTCAAGTAGATCTGTTTGTTTGGATGAAACATGGTGTAATTTCTTATCTGTACTACCCGTGTTTCTGACATACACAGTTTCACCGCCATCCGGGCTTTCGTATATGTTAGCCATTTACCAAACTTTGTTGTAGTCTACTACTTCGCTTTGACGGCTAATGTCTTTGACAAAGTAAGCACACATAGGACCGTCCACACCTTCTTCTAGGGGTACTGCTAACATCTGTCCAGGTTTTAGTTTGGGAAAATACCATTTGACATCTTGGTAAATGTCCACAATTTCTACAGGATAAAAATCTGGACGAAAACTGGTTTTAGGATTAAAGGCAAAGGCCGAGAACCCACGATCATTGATGCTTGTCAATGGAATGACTTCTAGGTCGCCCATGTCTTTTTCACCAATTAAAATTTGCCAATCCACTGGCATTTTAATCACGTGATTACCAATCTTTAATACCAATGCCGGACTATTAAAAGATTCCATAAAGATCAACGGAATATAAAAGTAATCAGGTTCTTTAGGATTGCTATTATCTAATACACAGAAATTAAGTTCGTCAATTTCATTAGGTATTTCGTTCATTTCGTAACTACGATTTTCAAGTGTTAATATACGAATTTTGATTCTCCAATATTTTTAGTAGTATAACAGATTATACAAAGTAGATGCAACCTAATTAGATATCTTTTAATAAATTGATACTAAATAAGGGTGTAGTTCGCGATCCTGGCAGATCCAACTACTCTAACACTTGAAAAGGAAGTATCAGCAAATGTATTTACACTATTACATATATGCCTATATAAGAAAAGACGGTACACCGTATTACATCGGCAAGGGCAAAGGTACAAGAGCTTGGTCAAAAGCTCATTCTGTCACAGTTCCAAAAGATCAATCCCGTATTATCTTACTTGAAACAAAGTTAACCGAAGTTGGTGCATTGGCATTAGAGCGTCGGTTGATTGCCTGGCACGGCAGAAAAGATTTAGGCACAGGCCGTTTACTAAACAGGACCGACGGCGGCGAAGGTGTTGCAGGCTTTAAAAGAACAAACCCTGTTTGGAATAAAGGACTTAAAGGAGTATATACACAATCAGAAGAATCTAATGTCAAGAGATCACTGGCATTAAAAGGATGTGTTTCGCCCAATAAGGATAATTACGGAGAATTAAATCCATTTTATGGAAGAAAACACTCTGAAGAAACTATACAAAAAATTAAAGAAAAAACAAAAGGTAGGATTCCTTGGAATAAAGGATTAAAAGGTTCACAAGTGGCGTGGAATAAAGGATTAAAACTAAAATCTACATCCAATTAACTTTTTCTATAGAAATTGGGTATCCGGCCTCAGCATAAAATTTCTTACGTACTGTTAGATGTCGTTTAGCGAATTTACAAGTACTAGTTATATCGTAAATGTTAACAAAGTCCTTATCTTCTGCTTTTCTTAATCCACGCCCGATACTCTGGATGACCCTAACAAAGCTCTTTCCCGGCTCAAGCATGATTACATTAAAAAGTCGAGGAACGTTAATACCCACAGCAGCAACACCATACGTGCAAACCAAAATTTTATCATCACTTGTAGCAACATCATCATATTCATCTTTTCTCGCCTTTGCTTTGGTACTGCCCGACACAAACACAGCCCTGTCGCCCAGTCGTTCTAACAGTAACTTTCCTGTGGCAATACGATCTACAAGTATAAGAGTATTACCAGTTTCATTTACCGACTGTATCAGTTGAGATAGATAGTCTAATCTACCCGCAGTTTCAGTCAAGTATTTAAGTTCGCTTTGATAATCTCGGTATTCTACATGATCTATTAACTGTACTATATTTACATGACAGTTGGCCAGGTGTCCGGCTTCTTGAAGTTCTGATGCACTTAGTTTTCCCACTACACTACCTAGACTACAAAAGATACTGGTACGTTCATAATCTTCTTTAGGTATAGTTCCAGTTAATCCCCAGCGTATTGGTACGTGACCAAACACCCCAGTTAATAGTGTTTTAAGTGCATCAGCCTTGGCCATGTGTACTTCGTCCACCATGACCAACACTACGTCTTCAATAAATTGGCCAATGGAGACATCAGCCTCTGCTGACTTTGTATTCTTTAACAAAATGTTTAAACTTTGCCAAGTACAGATGGTATGCGTTCGCCCAAACTCCTTACGGTCTCCAAAATAAACACCCACATCCAATCCCAAGTTACGATAATCATCTTCTGTTTGTGTTACTAGGCTTTTGTTGGGCACAATAACAATGCTGCGACCATACTGTTCTACACTCTTACTCAATGCCGCGGTCATGATAGTTTTACCAGCACCTGTGGCTATTTCTTGTACGCTCTGCGGATTTTTTAAGAAGTTGTTGATGATCTCAACTTGATAATCACGGAACACAATAGGCTCACTGGCTCGAGGATGTCCCGCAGGCCAAGTTTGGTCACTAAACGAATCTTCTTGAAATTCTGTAAACTCAAACTGTGTTTGATAGTCACGAACATCCTCCAGCTCAACATCATATCCTTGAGATTCCAGGATGGGCAAGATGTCTGGTAACAGATTCACATAACTGGTGCCACTCAATTGAAAGAACGCAACCTTGCCGTCCCATCGACCTAATCTCACCGCGGGTTGATATCTAGCACCGGGTATTTCAAACTTGAATCTATCTACTAATTTTTTACGTGTGGCCAGATCAAGACCTTCGATCTTGATATTGACTTCATCGCGTATCACCAGTTTAGCTTTCAAATATTTTTTACCTTGGAATTTATTTTTTTATTATACACGTCTTGAGCACAGTATACAACCTTTTCAGCAGACTGTAACATCATTTGTTTGTCTCCACCAAACACCATGCCAGCACTGCTGATCAGTAGTGGAATTGTTTTTAGATTATGCACAGGTTTGATAGTATGTATGTATTTACCCTCTAGATCGTCTCCGTATCTATTACGTAATTTAGTTAGCATACGACCGCTAAGGTCAGGCTCATATACAACCACCGGCCAACGTTGCAGAGCATCTGCATAGTCTAACACGCTGCCAAAATCGTTGCCCTGTACCAGAGTATTAGGATTAATTTTAATTTCTCTATTAGACAACAGGTTATAGAACCTGGGACCGTATTCGTTGATTACAGCATCGGCTAGGTCTTTGTTAATTGTATAACCCAGTATACTACTGTAATCCATTAATTGTAAAAGATTGCCGTGGTCGAATCCGCCTAGAAAATCTTGTATGTAGTCTAATAAACTATTTTCTGCATTAGCAATAGTAAGTCTATTGTTGGCGAATTGCAGTTCTATTGCGTATCTTGACTGTTCCACTTGATTTAATTTGAGCATTAGTTCTTGTACTGCTGGGTCTATTTCAAATTTTTTCACAGTTGCCCAGGCATATAGCCAACTTAGATTATATTCGGTTAAGGCCACAGCCCATACTTTTTGGTCGCGATCCCACTGTGCAGGTCCTTGGCTTTCGCGACTAAAGGTTTTAATTGCATCGACCATTTCTTTGTTGAAAGGAAATTGTACTATTAACCGATCATCGATTATCCTGAGACTCTGCGTATAATCCATTTTGCGTAATGGTATGCGCCACTTGGCATCGCGAACTGGTGTTACATCTATGCCCAATGCAGATAACTGCCGTGTGTAGTTTAATATAATTTTACAAAGTAATTGAGCCTGTTTTTCAGTCAAGGCCTGGTTATTGGTAACAGAATTGGTCATGCTATCTAAGACCTGAACATCATATCTGGCTAAATTAATAATAGGGTTAAATTCTAAATACCAAGTGCCAGCTTGTCCGGTCACTGGATTGCGATGACCGGCAATAACTTCCAAATAGTCTTCAACGTAGGTAAAAGTCTTCATAGTATATTATAACAGAAGTAATTGAATAAAAAAAGCCCTACAGTTAAGTAGGGCCGGAAAAACTGTGACTCAGGAGCTAGAGAGAATCACAGCAATACTCATTGAAGGCGCTGACGCCAAAACACAAAATTAAGTACAATGATACTAAAACTAAACAAGGCCTCTGTGTATTGATTGGCACCAATACCGTTTAACATATCTAATGTCATAAACCCGATTAAAAACCAAGTTATGTTTGAATAGTTTTTTGAATACCAAGCATTAAATCGATTCATTTTTGAACTCCAAAATGTTGTTGAATCTTACCGATACATTTGAGTATGCCATTCTTTTGTCCCACTCTGATGCCAGTGGCTCTTGGATCACGGAATGGATCATCGTCGGCAACGGATTCTGCGTTTAACTCATACCATTCCTGCTTACATTCCGTGATACATTCTGCTACAATCAACTGGGCAAACCGTTCAACAAATTCTGGTGGAATATGAAACGGTTCTCCTTGTCCAGCCTGTCTAGCAAGTTGTCGAATCTTTTCGTTCATAGTATTCTCCAAAAAAGACTGCTGTTACACAGTCTTCATACAAGTTACTTCAGCCATTGACTTCCACTTTAACGGAAAGCTCTTACGCAAGTCTGCGATCTTGATCGCCATACGCAAGCTCATTTCACGGAACTTGGTCTTGTTAGTTTCCATAAACTCAATAATCTCATCTTGAACAACTGGTTCAAAATCGTAGTCGGCAAACAGTGCTCCATCTTGTGCGATTTGCTTGATACGCAGGACCTTGTCTCTCATGGTGTCTAATGTCAAATCCAAATAGTGACAACGACTCTGTAGTGCTTCCAAGTGATCACGCAACTTCTGACTCTTCATAGTGTCGAATTTGAGGTTAGTGATAAAAATTACTGAACCCTTGAACTCAAAACTGTCAGGAACGCCTTCACGTCTCAGCATATTACTGTCACTCAACCACGAAATCTTACGTTTCTTACCAGAGTCTAATGCACCCTTGAGCAAGTTTAAACTCACATCATCAACTAAGATTGAATCGCAGTCATCAAATACTAATACACAATTTGGATCTGAATACTTGTAAAGTGTGCAGTATAAACCTAACGCAGTAGAACTACCTTTAACAACTTCGGCACGTAGACGCTTACCAGCAACTTGATCAAACAAACAGGCCTTCTCAACAATACGCTCTACACCAAAACTTTTACCAACTCCTGGAGGACCTGACACAATCATTGCACGGATGTCACCGTTAGTAGCGGCAGTGGTCATTTCGTCCAAGATCTCAAAACGAGTACGAATACGCTCAATAGCCTGTTCGTCTGACTCTTTGGCTGTTTCTAATGCCACTGCTTCGGCAACCGGTGTATTACCTGCGTCAGCAAACTCTTGTTCGCTCACAAATTCATAATCACTCATTGCATCAACTTTAACACGGATATCTTCAGGGAAACCAGGAAAACGACCGCCATTTTTTACAGTCACATAACCACCTTTGGCAGTATTTTTGTACTGCTCAACTAATTGAAAAACTTGACCGCTTACGTCTGAAGTACGATAAGCACCTGTTTTAATACGGATAAAAGATATGTTACTCATTTTAGCTCCTACTTTTGTTAATATACATATATTATAGCAAATATGGAATTATGGGTCAACCGCCCATTTTGTCTGTTGTTTTTTTACAACTAGGAATTTACTGTGTTAAACGGGCTGAATTCGTCGATGTAAACACGGGTTCGGTTAGTGACCACTAACTTTGCACGATGCTCTGCTTCTTCGGCGTAATCCTGTTCTATCCCGTTAATCCAAAGATCGTACTCTTGATCTATTGGAAATGCTGACTCATACTCTTTATTGATAATCATAGTAATAACTTCCTTTTGTGCCAACTGCTGATTGATAAGAATTGATATAGTCGATAGCGTCAACGATTTGGTATGCTCTAACATCGTGTTCAGCATATCCTTCGTATAACATCAGTAAATAACCGTCGTTGGGCAATGAGTCGGGATGACCTTCGACCATATAGTAAGTTATGGCATCAACTTTGTTGCCCTCTTGATCCGTGACTGTGACTGTTTTACGATCATAGTAAGTAGGATAGCCTTCTAATCTGTCCAAACTCTCAAGACATTGATCAGTTATTTCCCATAATACTCCGTGTGCCACACCGCCGGGCGATTCTACAATGTCAGCGTGAGTAGCAAATCTAAATTCGTAATCTTCAAGTTGGGCAGGCCCCAGGCTACGAGCCTGCGGGCACCTATATGCCATTTCTGAAGAATTAGTATTCATACCATAAGCAAAATATTTCATAATACAAGTATTATAGCAGTATTTGAATTATTGGTCAAATAAAAAGCCCACTACAGTGGGCTTGTAGGTTAGTGTAGACTAACTTATTCTGCGGGTGGAGTCCAAACCGGAGTAGCAGAAATTGCGGCTTTAACAGCATTGATTTGATCTGCATTCATCTGCATAATTCCGTCGCCTTCGGCAAACTTAATTAGTTCGCCTTGTGTGTTAATTTCAAACAAAACTGGCTGAATTGTTAAATTGTTCTGTGTTAAAATTTCTTGTGCGCTGGGTTCTGTGTCTGTATACCAATGTTCAACGGTTATCCCATTATTTTGTAACCAAGTTAATACTTCACCGATGTGATCGCCTTGTGTGCTGAGTCCGTATAAACGTATCATTGTAATTCTCCTAATATACAAATATTTATGAAAAAACCCGCCAAAGTGTGCATCGTTGAGAGGCATGGCGGGTGTGTCACTAATACTTAGTTACAATCACATCATATTAGGCATTGCTGGTTGTGGATTATTTGGATCTTTTGGTAGATCAAAAATAGCACAATCTGTGGTCAATAACAGACCGGCAACACTTGCAGCATTAACTAGTGCTGTTTTAGCAACCTTGGTTGGATCAATAACACCATCAACCAGCATGTCTACATACTGTTCAGTGGCGGCATTGTAACCATAATTGCCTGTGCCATTGGCCACAGCATTTAATACTACATCTGCTGATTCGCCAGCATTACTTACTATACAACGTAATGGCTCTTCCATTGCACGTAACACAATGTTGATACCGGCCTGTTGATCGCTATTAGCACCTTGTAGATCTTTGATTGCCTGTTTTGCACGAACCAGTGCAACACCACCGCCAGGAACAATACCGTCTTCAACAGCTGCCTTGGTAGCGTGTAGTGCGTCGTCGATACGATCTTTCTTTTCCTTCATTTCAACTTCGGTTGCGGCACCAACCCGTATAACAGCAACACCACCAGCCAGTTTAGCCACACGCTCTTGAAGTTTTTCACGATCGTAATCGCTGGTGGCTTCTTCGGCCTGAGTACGAATTGCACGTACACGAGCTTCAATTGCACCAGCATCTCCGGCACCATCAATGATGATAGTGTTTTCTTTGCTGATTTCTACACGAGCTGCCATGCCTAGGTCCTCGGCTGTTACCTTTTCCAAGGTTAAACCTAATTCTTCTGCAATTACATGACCACCGGTTAGGATAGCAATATCTTCTAACATGGCTTTACGACGATCACCAAAGCCCGGCGCTTTAATAGCGGCTACTTTAACAGTACCACGCATATTGTTTACCACCAGCGTAGCCAGTGCTTCGCCTTCAACATCTTCAGCAACAATCAACAGTGGGCGACCAGCTTTGGCAACAGTTTCCAATACCGGAATCATATCGCGAATGTTTGAGATTTTTTTATCAAACAATAAGATAAACGGATTGTCTAATTCAACTGTCTGCTTGTCTTGATTATTAATAAAGAATGGACTTAGGTATCCGCGATCAAACTGCATACCTTCTACAACTTCTAATTCGTCTTGTAGACTTTTTCCATCTTCAACGGTGATAACACCTTCTTTACCTACACGATCCATTGCGTCAGCAATCATCTTGCCAATAGTAGCATCACTATTAGCACTAATAGTACCAACTTGTGCAATCTCTTCTGATGTATCGCAGGGTTTGCTGATGGCACTTAATGCATCAACTGCGGCACGAGTAGCTTGATCGATACCACGCTTGAGATCCATTGGATTTAGGCCAGCCGTAACAAACTTCATGCCTTCTTTAACAATGGCCTGTGCCAGTACAGTAGCGGTTGTTGTTCCGTCACCTGCATCAGTAGCAGTACGGCTAGCAACTTCCTTAACCATCTGAGCACCCATGTTTTGTAACTTGTCTTGTAGCTCAATTTCTTTAGCAACTGTTACGCCGTCTTTGGTAACCGCTGGGCCACCATAACTGCGCTCAATTACTACATTACGGCCCTTAGGGCCTAGTGTTACTTTTACAGCATTGGCTAGAATATTTACACCTTCTACCATACGACTACGACTGTCGTTTCCAAATTGTACGTCTTTTGCAGCCATCGTTATTCTCCTTGTTCAACGATTGCGAAAATATCATCTTCGCGTAAAATTAGTAATTCTTCCCCGTCGACTTTGACTGTTTGACCAGAAAACTTGCCAAACAGCACTTGGTCGTTGACACTGACATCCATTAGGATTATATTTCCGTCTTGGTTGCGTCGTCCAGGTCCAACAGCAAGTACCAGGCCTTGATCGGCCTTTTCCGCGGCTGCATCTGGGATTACAATGCCACCTTTGGTTACAGTATTGCTGTCAACCCGGCGAACTACAACCCTATCGGATAGCGGTTTTAGATTCATCATGATCTCCTTTTAAAATGAATAAATTTAAGTTTTTTATTGTACTACAGAAATTGTCAGCAAGTCAATACTCTGCTGACAAAAATATTTATCTCTTAGAAATATTGGCAATTGGGTCTAGGAAAATAACATTCATTGTACTGTAAGGGTTTTATTTTGATTGTTTCCAGCACTGTATCTTTGCCCAGTCCCATGGCTAAACTGTACACAAAATTTTGATTTGCCATAATCATATCTGCTCCAGCCACGATTCCGGCTAGTTGTAAAAAATCAGTAACCGGACGATAGGGAATGCGTTGTCTTGCAACACGTTCAAAATCTGCATGTTCTTTTTCTGTGCCAACAAATACTGCTGTTTTAGAAAGATCGATATCTCGAACCATATCATACCAAACGCTGTCACCGTTAGGATCTCTATAACGGAAGGTGCGACTGATTACAATGGGTGCTAGTTCAATTGGATCAGCTTCTAACCACACAGTATTATAGTCATCAGCAGTAAATGGTATATTAAACGCCCTATGATACGCTTCTACATAGTTGCCTTCAAAGCCGCGAAATAGTGTGCCACGGAACCGATCTAAATCAACATCAGGTTCAGGAGTACCCTGAGTCCATGTGCCTACATCGGCAATGTAACTTTGATGTTGAAGTAAAGGTCGTAGCCATTCGTAGTCTTGAAATGTAAAGCGACCTTTATGTGCTGGATCTACTTCTTCGGGACGATATCCGTATTGTGCCACACAGTTTTCAATGTTGTTTAGTGCAACCAGGAAATGAGCATTGTTGTTTGACATCTTTTTTACAATGCTTAGGCTATAGATAAGGTCGCCTAATGTACCTGAGTGTTTATAAGTATTCATTGATTTTTGATTTGTGTATTAGTATTAGATCTGGAATTACCTGGTCAATTTTAGCAGGTTCTAGGGTTTTAGGATCAAACGCCAGATAACCAATCTGTTCAATTATATCAAATTGATGTTGATTTTCAGCGTGTGTGTAATTTGCAAACCACTCCATGAATATAACTGGGCGTATGCGGTCAATAAACTCTCTGCTGGAATCTAAGATGCTGACATCATGTCCTTCTGTATCAGTTTTAATAAAACTAATATTATCTATTTCTACATCAGATAGATATTTTTTGCAGATACTGGCCAAGGTTAGTCCTTCTACTTTTATTGACTGTGTGCTGATCTGGCCCATGCGTCGTTGTAGCTCGTTACTCCAGCTATCGTCAATAATACCACCATTTAATAATCCATTGTTATGATCAAAAATTTCTATTTCTGCTATATTGTCTGTGGTAACTGCTTCCGCGGCTGTGATAAATTTACCTAAGTGTTTATTGGCTTCGGCATTCATATCTAGCACTTGTTTATTTGACGGTATAGGTTCAATGGCCAATACTGTTCCTTGTGCTAGATATTGCATAGGTATAATGGTATCGCCGGTGTGTGCGCCAATGTCAATAACAGTTGAACCAGGCTGTATAAATCTATGCCAATTATTGTCGGCTAAGAAGAAACTAAAATGTTCAAGATAACTGTTACCACCATGACTAGCCGGATGATCTGTGTCAAAATAGGTAACATCAGCGTTGGGCAGGGTTAATCTAAAAACTCGTCGGCCATTTTGTATATCTATTGTTTCCATTAATTATCTTTCAATTGCAGTAATATTGCGTTGGCTATACTGTCTGTGTCAAAATTACCAGTACATGGGTAGTTGCCTTTTTCACAGACAATTTGTCTAATAGGTGTTACTTGTTGATCGTTACAGCCAGCACAATCTTCTAATGTTGGTATAGCTGTAGCATTCCAGTTGTTATCTAGTCGTCGATGTGGTATAATACGTTCAGGTCGTAGGTGTGTGAGTAGTGCCACAATATGTGTTTTACTTGCAGCCGCACATTGAAATGGTCCTGAATCTATTCCTACAAATGCCCGGGCATGATCACAAAGATATTTTATTTGTTGGCTGTTATATTTGTCTCTAGCATCAAAAAATAGTGGGTGATCAACATAGTGGTCAGTACTACCACCTACACATACCACATGGAAATCTGTTTTTTCTTCAAAAAGTCTAGCATATATTTCAAACCATACATCTAAATTGATATTTTTAGCACCCCAGTGCCAGTTACGCATATGAACTACAATGTATTTTGGTCCAATGTCCATCCTGTTTCGATCAACAATCTGCATATCTTCCACAGTGGGAAATAATTCTACACTTCGATTTAAAGTTGTAGTGCCAAATGCTCGATAAAAATAACTGTCTACATAGTGATTCTTAGGATTTAATTCGTAAGCATCGTCAAGGTTAATGTAGACTTCATACTGCCGAACATCAACTCCGTCTACAGCAATGATATTGCGAACATGTGGATTATTACGATATACTTCAAAACAGTCTGTGGCTACATCTATGTTAGCATTGTTGCCATAACGCAGTTTTAATTCGCGAACTACACCTGTGGTCATTATAACGTCACCGATTGCGGCACGTCGTTGCACTAATATGTTAATAGGTTGTTCAATCTTCAATTGCTACTCCGTTTGGTCCAAGTAATCCACGTAATCCTACCGTGGGTCTTTGTACTATTAATTCTTCGGGCAAATAATAATACAGCATGTGTTCAATATCAAAGTACCCACCAGCATCTAATCTCTGTGCCATGCCAACAAATCCACGTTGGTAACTGTCAACGATTTGATCTGTATGCTTGGCCGGCCATGACCAAAGTCTGCTCATAAATTGATATTCCATACCGTCTGTAACTTGTAGAGGGAATTGGCTAGTTTTTCTTTGTAATACCACAATGTTATCCGGAACTGTTTTGTAATAAGCAGGATCAAACTTTTCAGTCAATTGATAACGCCCAGACATTTTAAATATTCTATCAAACTGTTCAGGAATTCGTGCTTCCATCATCTGTGATAACAGTTCGCCAAATATCATTACTTCTGTAGTATTTTTTACAATGTCCCAGTTATCGGTACTGTGAAATATACCTTGTACTGCTTCGTTTTCGCTAAAATTGTAGTAATATTCTACTTGGGATTCTATAATAGCAATTTGAGTTTTGGTAGGTGGAAAGCCGCCCATCTCTACGACAGCAATACTGGCACCAGGACAGTATTTGCATATAGACGCAATACTGTCCAGTGTTTGCTGTAGTCGTTGTTCGTTTGAGTGTACGCCAAATTTGGTATTTAAGGCACTGGTTAGAATAAAGAGTGGTTTCATTGAAGTTTTCTAATAGTCGAGTATAGTATATTTAAGTTTGACTTAAAAGTCAATAAACTTTTTTATCATTGACATTTGTTTAGTGTAAATATATAATAATTCAACTATTACAGGACTTCAATGAACTTACTCATAACCGGTGGAGCCGGGTATATTGGCTCCAAACTTGTTCCATATCTGGCACAACAAGGACACACAATCACAGTAGTAGATAAATTTGATTTTGGCTGTAACCTAGATTCTATGCCCGGTGTCACTGTTAGACAATTAGACGTATTTGACAGTACCGCAGACGACTATCGTGGCTTTGACACAGTCATACACCTAGGCGGATTAAGCAACGATCCAATGGCCAATTTTAAACCCAGTGATAATTTTGTCCAAAATCTAGCCGGAACTACACTGGTAGCATATCATGCCAAACAGGCCGGAGTGCCTAGATTTATATTTGCCAGCAGTTGTAGCGTATATGGTAAAAACGACAATTTGCTGTTAGACGAATCTATGGTTCCAGCAGTAGATTATCCCTATGGGCTTAGTAAAATACAAAGCGAGCACGGATTTAACTATCTCAGTGACGATAACTTTGAAATCATTTCCCTGCGTCAGGCCACTGTCTATGGTTGGGCACCACGTATGCGAACCGATTTGGTTGTGAACACCATGACCAAAACTGCTATACTAGACGGTACCATTTATATCAATGATCCTAGAGTAAGCCGTCCATTAATACACGTTAACGATCTGGTACAGGTATATGGACACGTACTTAATCTGCCCAAATGGCCAAAGATACTCAATGTCAGCACCGGCAACTATAGTCTAATTGAAATTGCCAAATCAGTACAGCGTGCCTTAGCTGGATCATTGCCCAATTTAGAAGTAATCAGTCGAGACCTAACTGACCCTAGAAGTTATCGTGTTAACAATCAACTGATGGTTGACTTAGTGGGGTCTTGGTCTTATACTACTATAGAACAATCAGTGGCAGAATTAATCTCAAAAATACCAGTCACTGATCTAGATACCTGGGCCAATCCCGAATATACTAACTTACACATGTACAAACAACGTATAGGACAATAATGGAAGAAATACTACGCTTAGTCAAAGAATACATTGACAATAAACAATCCACCAAAACCTGGACAGCCGGCCAAGATTTGGTACACTACGCTGGCGCACACTTTGACAGCACAGAATATGTGGCCGCTGTAGAAAGCCTGCTCAAAGGTTGGCTAGTTATGGGCGACAATGGTATGCGATTTGAGCGTGCCTTTCCGGCACAGTTTGGTAAAACTGGCGGAGTATTAACTAATTCTGGTTCAAGCAGTAACTTATTAATGATGGCTGCTATGACCAGCAAGCGTGGATATAATTTCCCTAAAGGCACCAAGGTTCTAATGCCTATTGCAGGCTTTCCAACCACAGTTAATCCCACAATTCAAATGGGTTTTCAGCCGGTATTTGTTGACATTGAGTTAGACACACTTAATTTAGACCTAGATCAAGTTGAACAGGTATTGGCCAATGATCCAGATATCAAGATTATTACGTTTGCTCACGTGTTAGGTAACTGTCCCAACATGGACCGGCTAATGGCTTTGATTAAAAAATACAATTTGGTGTTCTTAGAAGACTGCTGTGACGCACTAGGATCTACCTATGATGGTCGTCCATTGGGCAGTTTTGGGCTAATGGCATCCTGCAGTTTTTATCCAGCTCACCATATGACTATGGGTGAAGGTGGCTTTGTTGCTACCAGTGATCCACAACAAGAAATTATCCTGCGCAGTTTCCGTGAATGGGGACGTGGTTGTTATTGCGTAGGGCCAGAAGCCAATAAACTTAAATGTGGTACCTGTAACCAACGCTTTAACGATTGGATTCCTACACTACCTGGTGAAATATTTGATCATAAATTTGTCTATGACGAAATTGGCTTTAATTTAAAACCAATTGAAGTTCAATGTGCCATGGGTATGCAACAACTTAAAAAGTTACCCGAGATACACAATCTGCGTAAGCGTAACTATCAACTGTTGTTTGATATCTACAGTAAGTATGAAGAGTTTTTCCACTTGCCCAGAGCACAGGACAAAGCAGATCCAAGTTGGTTTGCGTTCCCACTGACTATAAGAAAAGGTGCTCCATTTACTCGTAATGAAATTGTAGATTACCTAGAAGAAAATCTAATTCAAACTCGTCCATATTTTGCCGGCAACATTATGCTACAGCCAGCCTACAGCCATTTGATGGATCCACAGTTGGCCAAAGATAACTTTCCAGTGGCCACACACGTTATGCTTAACAGTTACTTCCACGGAACCAGTGCTGTTATTACGCCTGAACAGATTGCCTGGATTGGTCGTCAGGTTGATGGTTTTATGAGTTTATACATTTAAAAAGGATATATTATGGCAGTATTTGATTGCACTATGTTTTTTAACGAAAACGATTTATTTGAAATACGTTTGAATCAACATTGGGATTTTGTCGATCGGTTTATTGTGGTCGAAGCCGGAGAAACACATACCGGACTTAAAAAACCTTTTAATTTTGATCACGAGCGTTTTCGCCCCTGGGCCAGTAAAATTGAATATCGCACCTTTGATAGTTTTGAAGAAACCATGCGGGCTCATCCTGAACTAACTGACAGCAACAGTTTTGCCGACAGAGGCAGTAATAAAAATAGCATGGACTGGGCCCGTGATGGATTCCAAGGCAACTATGCTTATAAAGTTCTTGCTGAATTAGGCGCCGAGGACGAGGACATTATACTGGCCAGTTGCTGTGATGAAACAATCAAACAGTCTGCATTTGATGTCTGTTGTGATAAAATTAAGCATAATCCCGAACTGGATCCTATTTTTATGTTCAGACTCCGACTGTATGCATATAAATTTAATGCTCTTTGGAAACCGTGGCAACAGGCCGACACCACTGGACTGTTACTGAGTTATAAAACTGCTAAAAAGAGATTGATAGCCACTGTTAGAGAACACAGAGCCTGTACTGATATTATAGACAATGCTGGCTGGCATTTTTGTTCTATGGACAACGGTGACGGAGATATGATATTACAAAAGTTCCGTGCCTGGGGACACAGTAGAGATATTGTTGCTGGACAAAAACAAAAATTTGAAAGTCAGACCAAAGAAGAAGCCATGGCAATTTTCTTGGAAGATGTAAAATTTAATAAGATAGTAGAAATTAATTATGAAAATCATCCAGCCTACATAGTGGATCACCAAGAAAAATTTAAAGATTATATTTTACCAGTATTCGATTTAGACCAATAAACTAACCAAAGGAAACTATTATGAATCAACAAGAACGTCAAATGCTCGACATCCTCAAAAGGGGTAAACAAGAATTTGGATATGTGGCAGTAAAAGCCGAATTCGAAGCAGAAGGCACACGTACCGATGAACTGCTCAGGCTATTAGAAATTGCTCGCAGAGCAGATGTAAAAATTGGACTTAAAATTGGCGGATGTGAAGCCATGCGTGACCTAATGGAAGTTAAACAATATGGTGTTGACTACATTATTGCTCCAATGGTAGAAACAGGCTATGCGTTATGGAAATTTATTGACGCTAAAAATAAAATCTACACAGCCGATGAACAAAAAGATACTAAATTTTTAACCAATATAGAAACTATTACCGGTTATAATAACCTAGAAGACAAAATTGAAAAAGCCAAAAATGGTCTAGACGGACTGGTATTTGGTCGTGTTGATTTTGTTATGAGCATGGGCATGAACGGTCGTGAAGATATTAACAAAGACGAAGTTACACAATACGTGATTAATACAGCACAGGCCACTAAAGATGCTGGACTTGAACTAGTCATGGGCGGTGGTATTTCTATTGATGCTATTCCGGCTATCCGTGCTGTACAGGCTGTTCATTTAGATCGTTACGAAACACGCAAGATTATTTTTGATGGTGCTGCAATTAATTTGCCAACAGCTGAAAAAGCTCTGCTGTCAGCAGTTGAATTTGAATTACTGTGGTTAAAGAATAAACGCGAATACTATGGTAATATCTTTGCTGAAGATAATAAGCGTATTGACATGCTGGAAGCACGTTGGAGAGCAATTATCGGGCAGTAATTGGAAGATCTGTTAAGGCACTACGGATTGACTCCCACAGTGCCGGGGAATTTTCAAATCCCTGTTTTTTAATAGTCAAATTAGCGGGCAGAATAAGATTAATCTTACTGCCCGTATTCTTTTTGTCTTTGGTCATTGCACCACACACTCGATCAATGTCTATAAAAACATCAACAAACTCTTGATAATTTTCATATAAGGTCTGATGAGTCAATTGCCATTGGGATTCTGTGATCAGTCCCTGTAGGTAAGCAAATCTATTTACAGCATCCATGCCAATGGTGATGGCTATGCCATGTGGTATAGCAAAATCTGTAGAACTTTCTATGCCGTGCCCGATACAGTGGCCATAATTTAATATTTGACGTATGCCTTGATCAAACTCGTCTTGTTCAATATAGACTTTTTTAATCATTAGTGCTTGATATACATAACTATCTATATTGCTTCTAGTAATCTCACCAGGTGCAGGACATTGTCCACTGATTAATAGCAGTTTAATAATTTCACCAATGCCAGACTTTACATCAGAATCTGCTAGAGTATCTATAAATCTACTGTTAATTATAACCCGATCAGGTGGTGTAAATGATCCCAGTAGATTCTTATACCTACCAAAGTTAATACTGCTTTTACTGCCAATGCAACTGTCGGCCTGTGCCAATACTGTGGTAGGAACAAATGTCCAGGCAATACCACGCATGAATGTAGTGGCAATAAAGCAGGCAATATCCTGTGTGATACCTCCACCAATGGCAACCAAATGGCTATCGCGTCTAAGATTCTTTGACAGTAACTCTGTAATAATTGGTTCGATACCCTGATAACTTTTAGTATCCTCTGTGGCATCTATCAGTACCACATTATCTTGCCAGGGAATATCCAGACCCGCTGTTAAATTGCTATCAATGATATAGTGTGTGCCCAACTCAGGATTGAACTGATCCTGAAACTGCACGGTATAATCACCGCGATGGCTGCTAACAACAAAATCAAGCACGTGTAAATCCTCCATCAATTGATAAGTTTTGTCCAGATATATAGGTATTTTTTTCGCTGGCTAAAAAAGCAACAAACTCGGCAATTTCCGTGGCTTTAGCCAATCGTTTAGCTGGCACATTTTCTAGCATACGTGCAACACCAGCTTCGCCGAGGTTACGCCAGGTCATTTCGGTGTCAATAAATCCAGGAGCCACAGCATTAACCAGAATGTTGTGCTGAGTAAATTCATGTGCTAATGCAACTGTTAGTCCATCGATGGCAAACTTACTGGTAGAGTAGCTAGCACGTCCAGTTTTACTTTTCTTTCCCCAGACACTACTGATATTGACTATACGACCCCAGCCCTGTTCAACCATGTGTGGCAGGACCATTTGACACAGCCTAAAAGGTGCATAGACATTTACCTGTTGTATTAGGCAAAACTCTTCTGCAGGAATTTCGCAGAAATTACGTACAACATTAATGCCGGCATTATTGACCAAAATATCAATGTCAGCTGATGCCAGAATATTTTGTACAGAGTCTATTTGATCTTGTTTGCTAAAATCACAATCTAGATACTGGTCCAAATATTCTGGGGTCGCTACGGGCTGTGTGCCCATGCCCATGACCCAGGCTCCGCCTTGTTTAAACTCTTGTGCTATGGCTTGTCCAATACCACGAGTAGCACCGGTAACTAAAACTCTTTTCATCATTGACCTTTTTGAATATTTAACGTCATTATAATAGCACATAAATATTTACAAATCAAATTTAATACCTTATAATAAGGTATATTTCTAATAGAGGATAACATTGAAAGTAAATGACTATATTGCCCAAAGGCTAAACCAAGCCGGTGTTACCAAAGTGTATGGATTAGTCGGTGGTAGTACCGCAGGATTAAATGACGGGTTTATTAAAAATCCCAATATTGATTTTATTGCTTTTCATCACGAACAAGGTGCTGGACATGCTGCAGTAGGTTCAGCAAGAACAAATAATCGACTAAGTGTCTGTAATGTCACAGCCGGATGTGGTGTAACCAATGCTATGACCAGTTTGTTAAATGCCTACGAAGAAAGTGCGCCAGTGTTATTTCTCAGTGGTAATACAGCCATGAGCAATCAGGCCAAGTACATTAATCGTAACAAAGGCATACAGATTAGAAAATACGGTATCCAGGACCTAGATGCTCTACAGACTGTCAAGCACATTTGCAAATATGCTGTGGCCATTGAGCGAGCCGAAGATGTTCCTTACGCATTAGACTGTGCTATATATCTGGCTGAATCTGGTCGCCCGGGTCCAGTCTGGATTGACGTTCCTGGTAACCTGCAGTCTGCAGAAATACCCGAAGGATACCCAATATACCAGCCCACTGACAGCAATACTACAGATTCTGCAGAAGGATTTCCTGGTGCATTAGAAATAATTCAAAATTCACTGCGTCCGGTAATTGTTGCCGGTAATGGTATTAATCTTGGCAACGCTAGAAGTCAATTTAGAAAGTTTGTTGATAGGTATCAAATTCCGTTTGTGACAACATTCTTATCGCGAGATCTAATAGCATACGAGCATCCACAAAACCTGGGCATGATTGGAGTTAAAGGTGCCCGTGCTGCAAATTTTGCCATGCAGAACGCAGACTGTTTAATCATACTTGGCTGTTCCATGAATGTAACACATATTGGGTACGATACTAAAACATTCAGTCCAGCAAGTAAAAAAATAATGGTAGATATTGATGCTAATGAACTTGGTAAGGACGTATTCAAAGTTGATCTACCAATTAACGGTGATGTTAAAGATTTCTTTGACACTGTCGATTTAGGTTCTGAATACCAGGTTAGTTCTTGGGCCGCTAAGTGCCAACATTGGAAAACTATGTGGCCCATATATGATCCTGAGGTACATAGATCTGACGAAGGCGGATTGAACCTGTATGAAATTGTGGAAAGTATTAATCGCAATATGCAACCAAATGACTGCTTTGTTGTAGATGCAGGCCAGCCCTGTTACGTTCTTTCCAGCAATGGCAAGTATAAAGAAAATTGTCGTTATATGGCACAGGCCGCACAGGGTGATATGGGCTATGCTGTTCCAGCATCCGTAGGCGTTCATTTTGCCGATCCCGAATTAAATATCACATTAGTCATCGGCGAAGGTAGTTTTTATACTAACTTACAAGAACTAGCAGTAATCAGACAACACAATATTCCTGTAAAGATCTTTGTGATCAATAACGATGGCTATATGAGTATTAAACAAACTCAAGACAAGTTTTTTGGCGGACGACGTTGGGGCGTCAGCAATTCAACCGGAGTTTATTTTGCCGACATTGGTAAAATTGCAACAGCATTTGAAATACCTTATGTTAAGATCTCCAATAACCAAGAGCTCGATCAACAGATGAGTAGTCTGCTACGTGCTACTACTCCAATTATTGTTGAGTTTATAAGTCAAAATACTCTTGATGTATTACCTGCACAGGCATTTAAACCAGATGGTCTGCAGGGCGGTCTACATGATATGTCTCCGTTTTTACCACAGGCAGTACTTGACCAAGAAATGATTGTTCAAATATGAAAATAGCTGTTTTAGGTGCTCGTGGTTTTGTTGGATCCAGTCTGGTTAATAGCCTTAGTCGGGATCATGTAGTTTATCCATTGACCAGAGATGTTGTAGATCTACTAGATCCTGCGTCAGTTCGCAGTTGGCTACTGGATCGACATCCAGACGTGATTGTTAATGCTGCTGCTATAATGAAAGACCGAGACGGTCTAGGTGATACCAGAAACAATCTTGGCCTGTTTATGAATTTTTATAATAATCGTGCTTTGTTTGGCAAATTTATTAATCTAGGCTCGGGTGCTGAGTTTGATACTGCCGCTGATATCGATCAGGTCACTGAAAGTCAAATCTTTGATCGATTGCCTGCAGACAGTTACGGTTTTGGTCAAAATATAAAAAGTCGTATCTGTGCTGACACTGATAATTTTTATACCGTTAGGATTTTTAATTGTTTTGGCTTTGGAGAAATTACAACTCGCATATTTCCAAGATTTTTAAACCGTAGTGCTACACTGGCTGTAACTAATAATAGATACTTTGATTACTTTAGCATACAGGATTTATGTTTGGTAATTGACCACTGTGTGGCTAATTCATGGACTGTTAAAGATGTCAATGCTGTTTATGAAACAAAATATTTAATCAGTGAAGTATTAGCAAAATTCTGCACACTAAACAATTTAGAAAAAGATTTTGAAATTGTATCCGCCAGTGCCAACAACTATACCGGCAGTGGCGCTAATCTAAACAGTCTTGGCATCAAACTCAAAGGTCTGGATCACGGACTCTCTAACTATCAAATAACATTATGAAAATTACTATATCTGCACCAACAGTATTAAATCAATTTGAATTTGCTCCTGATCGTCTTGATGTATTCCAAAGTAGCGTAGGCAATTATACTTTTGCCAGGACAGTCACAACATTTGATTGGCCAAACTCGCAGGTTTGTGTTGGCGACACCATACTAGGCCCTGGAGAAGATCCAAGAGCATTTGACTTATTTGGAACACCGGCCTGTTACTCGGTTCGCTTCAATGAATGGGAACGATTTGTTCCTCAGCTGTTTATACAAAACGACGAAGACTGGATCTGTTTAAAACTTCAGTTAGCCGATGCTATCCCAGCAGGAAAGAATTGGGGACCATTTACCTATAACGGTGAAGTATATTTTGTGCATGAAATCAGTCCGTTTAGGGTATTAAACCTCACCGGAGACACAGTTTCTACAGCATTTACCGTTGATTTAACCACCGATATGATGCCTATTGATAACTACCCTTCACTGCGCGGTGGCTGTAACGGTTTAGACATTGGTGGAGGCCTGGTACTGGGCTTTGGACATGATAACTATGCCAGCGATGCCAGAGATATCAACACCATACAACACCGACCTTATGGTTGGTGCATTGACATGAATAACCCGTCGGCCACTAAAATAATCAATTTGGACTTTGAGTGGGATAATAAATATAAAATAATTGACCCAACAGCGTTTATCAAACAAGACGGAGAGTATTACTTAATGACTTGTGAAACTGAATGGCAGTGGAAACAGTTAAATCAAACAGGGCGTAATTGCTTATACCCTATCAATATCAATTAAGAGGAATATATGTTTTTTAAAAATAAAAGAGTTTTGGTTACAGGCGGTTGCTGTTTTATTGGCAGTTTTTTAGTTGAAAGTCTGCTGGCAGATGGTGCAGAAGTCACAGTGGTAGATGACCTTAGCAGTGGTAAAATTGAAAATATCAGCGGTGTTCGAAATCAAATCGATTTTGTATTAGGTGACCTGCGTGATGCTGCAGTTGCTCGAGAAGTTACTCAAAATAAAGACATTGTATTCCACCTGGCCAATATACACGGAGGACGTGGATTTATTGAAACACACCCAGGAGAAATTAGTCAAAACTTCCTAATCGATGGTAATGTATTTTATTACAGTCACTTGAACAAGGTTGATCGTATAGTATATACTTCAAGTGCCTGTGCTTATCCAACTAACTTACAGGAAGATGGACCGGACCAACAACGCTACCTAAGCGAAGAAATGGCAGATCCATTTACCAAAGGTGCTGCACTCAGTGATGGCGAATACGGTTGGGCCAAGTTCATGGGCGAAATGGCTCTTAAAGGATATCACAAACAGTTTGGCACTAAAGGTGTAAGTTGCCGACTATTTACTGTATATGGTCCGCGTGAAAACGAAAGCCACGCTATTATTGCATTTATTGCCAAAGCCATGATCGAACAAAATCCATATGAAGTCTGGGGTAGCGGACAACAAGATCGTAACTTTACCTATGTAAGCGATATTGTTACAGGACTAAAACTATCCTGCGAAAAGATCACTGACTGTCGCAGTATTAATATTGGTACCAGCGAAATTACTAAAATTGCCGACGCTGTACAAACAGTGTGCGACATTATGGGCTACAGCCCCAGCGAAGGATTCTTCTTTGATCGTAGCAAACCAGAAGGCGTACACGCTCGTGCGGCTGATACTCGTAATCAAGAATTGTGGTTAGGGTGGAAGCCTGAAGTGACGTTTAAAGAAGGCATTGCAAAAACCATTGAATGGTATCAGGCCAATCGCAATGCCACTGATCTTAAGAAAGACTTTGAGCGTAAACTATTCGAACGTTAATCGTTTGATTCGTCTCGGGCAACACGTTCGCCAAGGTATTGTTTAACCACACGAACTAGTTTACGTTCAGTATCATAAACAAATTCTTTTGAATCTTCTTCGGTATTTACTACCAAAATAAAACCATTTGCTGCTCTGCGGATTTCTAAACTTTCAAACATGATATTTCCTATAAGTGTTGAACTGTACACAGTATAACATAGACCGAATTACAGGTCAATAAAAAACCCGCCTAAGCGGGTTTTATTTGTTCTAATTAGATTAGAATGATTTGCTGGCAGATACTACCAATGCGTTTTTGGTTAGGTCTAAACCGTTGATAGTATTACCACTAACAACACCAGAACCCAATGAACTATTTGTGTAATACTTGGCACTAATTGCCCAACCAGATAAATCGTATGTTGCACCAACATTATAATCATTATAATTTAATGTTGAGTTATTGGCAACACTGGTCATACCAGCATGAGCATTTAGTGTTATCTTAGCGGCAACTGGGAAGGCTACATCTGCTTGATAGTAACGTGATCCTGTGCTGTTTGCTGCACCAAAATAATCACTCACTGATTGACTTGCTTTAAGTGCAACTGGGCCACGTGAGGCACCAATGTAAACTTCGTTGGTGTCGAACCGAGCACCATTGGCGGCAGAGGCACGTGGATAGAGATAGTTGTAAGAACCAACGTCAAATGTAATTCCACCAAACTCTTTTTTGTATCCAGCATAGAAATCGCTTTCTAATCCTGCGCCGTTAGTGTACATCTGACTGCTAACTGAACTATTCCAGTTACCAATATAGAGTCCGCTTTTATCGGCAAAATCAATTCCACCTTGTACTGCTGGTGCCAATTGAGTTTGACTGATACCACGGAAGCGATAGTCGCTAGTTACGCCCAAGTTTGTTGAAACCTGCGCTTGTGCTACAGTTATACCTGCTACGATTAGTAATGCGGTTAATAATTTTTTCATTCTTAATTTCCTTTTTGTTATGACACCGTTGGTGTCAGTATTATATAGTATTTGGCCTATCCAAGTAAAATATTCTTATATCAAAAGTTCCGTTATTGATAAATGTGATTTCTGGGTGTTTTTGAACAAAAATCTATAGATTTACATCAAAAGACTGGATAAATCTATGCCTTGTTGCTCAAACCACTCAGATTGTGTGGGACTCTGTTTGGCTCTTAGGTAATTGATGTCACTGAAGGATTTAAACCATTTATCTGCTATTTCTAAAGTAATTGGATCACTTTGACGACATCTACGTGCCATATCTATATTATAATATATTGCTGTATTGTAATAAAAATGATCTTGCCAAGGTCTAAAGGTGCCATCCCTCATCGAGGCCGGTGTGTGTTTGTAATCTGACAGTATATCAAATAAACGTTCTTTAAAATTGTTTTGCAAGGCTATATCATGATTACGTAGCCAGTAATTGCTACTGGATCTAGGTGCTAGTCCAAAACTAAAATCTAATCTTTCGCAAATGCTGTCTTGAGTTTCTAACAAAAAACGACTAAAATCCTTTGGTACATAATTACTGCCTACTGGATCATTTATAAATTTTATTAATTGTAGAATTTGTAATATTTGCAGTAAAATGCCGCTGGCATCAAATGCGTCAACAAAACTTGATGCTAGACCTACTAGGCAATAATTTTTACTCCAGGAATTTTCATAACTACCCGGATCCCATTTTACCACCAAAGGGTCATGCAATCTTGTATTCGAATCACTACTTTCGACCATTTCGTCTAGAGCCTGATCTACTGTTCTATCAGCTGAATTGAACACATATCCATAACTTTTTCTATCCAATAGTGTAATGTCAAATAACCAACCGTATTCCATTGCTGTGGCATTGGTAACAGTTATTAATGATTTTTTTAAATCTTCGGTTGTACGATGTCCATTTGCTATGATTACAGCAGTATTGTGCCGTATACCTGCAGATGCTGTACACCATTTTAAATTTAATTTATGCCCGAGTACTCTCTTAAAACCAGTACAATCAACATATAAATTACAATTAATTTCTCGACCCTGGTCAAGGAGCAAGGTACTAATAGATCCCGAATCGGTTAATTTAATATCCTGCACTGTACCGGTGACCCAGGTATCAATGAGATTACCATATGTTTTTTTTAACCACTCACCAGTTTTAAAACTATTAAGATGTGTGCTAACATAGTTATTACTAAAGCGATCTTCAACCCAATTTAATTTATTACCTTTATTGTACCAATAAAATGGGTCATGATGTGACTGGTAATCTTTGTAGTTAATTTTTCCAGCTTTATATAACTCGTACCATAGGTCATACAATTTATAAGCAGTATTGCCAGGTTCAAGCCAGCTCATTGGCATTTCTTCATCTGACATGTCATTATTAAAAATAATTTTATGGTCGGGTGCCAGTCGCATTGGACTATAAAATCCCGAATCGTTCTTGTGCAGGAAATCTTTAAATTCAACACTATATTTGAGAGTACTACGAGATTCTGTTAGGAACTGGCTTAACCATTTGGGTTGATCGGCGTTAGATATTTTTAAAATTTTAATCATCCATCGAATAAACTCCCCAGGAGCAGATTCGCCAAATCCAGCATTCTTGGGTTCAACAGGACTATCAATTAAGGTAACGTGTGCGCGAGGACAGTTTTTCTTAATAGCGATTGCTGTAAGAATCCCAGTGAAACCCGATCCTATTATGCAAATTTTCATTATCTAATTTTCTTTATCTGCCTCGACCAGCAGATCTTTTGGCTGGTTTATTGCCTTGAACCTGAGCACCGAACTTAGCCGACTGAACCTGTGCTGTCTTGGCTCCAGGTATTTTAGGATTTGCGGCAACGGTCTTAGCGGCCTGTGCAGCCGCTATAAATGGATTTTTACTTTTCTTTTCTTCGGTCATTCTGCAACTTCTTCTTTGGGTTTTACATATCCTGGACGACTTTGTAATTCTTTGATACGACGATTAATTTTATCTCGCTCTTTTGGTTTACTAGATTTAGACACCATGTCTTCCAATTGCTTGATATTTAATGGTCCTAAAAGTGTTCGCCCGGTTTTAGTATGACTTGATGTTTTTTTTGCGTTTGTTGCCATTTAGATCTCCTTGAAAAATTTGGCGGAGTGTGTTGGATTCGAACCAACGATACAGTTTTTTGACCATATACTTTCTTAGCAGGAAAGCGCCTTCGACCGACTCGGCCAACACTCCGTATTTTGTGTGGTGCCCAGAAAGAGACTCGAACTCTACTAGGGCATAAACTATATTGTAACTGGAACAGTACTCCAGTATCTACATAAAGGTACCTCTATGTCGTGTTATCTAGTATTACACTATACAAAACTTTGGTGGGCAAGGAGAGACTCGAACTCTCACGATTTTACTCGCTGGAACCTAAATCCAGTGCGGCTACCAATTACGCCACTTGCCCTTTTCTCTTCTCCCAGTGTAACTTAATACTCTCGGAGATTTTTTTCTTTTGATCCGCTGACTTTGGCTTATCTTTGTTTCCAGAACCGTGTGTGTTACCTTTCTTGCCTTTAGCGTTCATTCTACAGGCTTCTTCGTAACCATATTTCTCAACCATTCTGTCCCAAGGAGAAGTATTATGCCCTTGATCTAATCTATTCTCTTGTGCTGTTCCCCAATATAGGTGTTTTGGATTACTACACTTTTCATTGTTACAGGCATGACATACATGTATCTTATGACCACTTGGTATAGTAGTATCCAATAAATGTGCCATTAGCCCTTTACAATAACTTGATAGTCCGCCTTTCTGCGGACCACCTCGTTCTACACACGGATCAGTTAAATCTATGTGCGTTTGTCTCTCTACCTTTGATTGTGTAATGTATTCTTCTATTAATAGCATTTTACTCTCCTCATGTTTATTTATACTAAACATAAAGAAAACACTAATATAGCGTGTATACCAATTCCACCATCTGGGCAAAATGCAAACAGTTTGGGCACATCTGTTTGCTTTACAACCGCGGACCCCAAACCCCCCAGACCGTCTCTGGGTCGGGCACATATCACAAGTACTGCTACCGTGCAAGCGGCTAAATGCGACTGTTGTACAAGGACTATAAAACTTTCGTGGCTTTAAAATATTGGCGCCGCTTCGGGGACACCCGATATTAGTATTATTCGAGCGACTTGAACTCTTGCAATGCCACATACTGATTCTACCACTGGTATCAAACGGGCGTCACCCCTGTACCCAAACTGTTTACATCTTAGTAATAATTATAACATAGCAATACTTATTGGTCAATTTATATTTTCACAACTTTAAGTTTTTTATTTTCTACTGCAATTTTATTAGATTGAGTTAAATAATCTCTGTTTATAAATCCTGGTTGATTTAATTCTGCTGTACTTGGTCCTAAATAGTATAACGTAGAACAGTTTATGTTTAACCCAACCGGTTTTCCCAATTCATATGTAAAATATTTTGGATCAATTTTATGTAACAAAAAATTTAGTCCCGATTCCCACGCAGAATATAAATTAGTACCGGTTAAATTTGTATAAAACCAATGATCCATTTCGTTGTAAAAACTGTTTGTGGGTTTAACTGTTTGCCAAGTTTCTACATCATAATCCGGGTATATAATAGATTTTATAACTTGCTCATATGCAGTACGGCGAGCAGGACTGCCCTGTATTCCTTGAACAAGATGGCCAATATGCCGATTGTGAGGCATATCAAACCAGGTCTTGATTATATGTGCTTGTTTAGCCACTAGTTCAGGTAAGTCCGGAGTCCAATAAAACAATTCTGTGGTAATATTTGTGTGATCACCTATTATAGGACATGGGTTATTTGCCTGTAAATCCATGAAGTACAAATACCACTTATTATCAATTACAGCAAGTTTAGGTTTGTCAATACCGTGAAGCACACAGATCTTTTTGTTAGAATCTGCTAATTTACGCTGTTCTTGAGTATTAAAATTACCAAACTTGATTCCGTGTCCAGGTTGAAACCAATCTCTGGTGGTAAAAACCCATGACTCGTCCCGCAGGTAGTCATCTTTTAATAAGTTTTCACTGTAATCCTGAATGGTGATTTTTACCTGTGGATAGTTTGTTTTAATCCAATGTAGCAATGGTTCTGCTGCGTATTTTCTTTCACCTAGGGTATTTTCAGCTCGAGTATTCCACGGAGCATCAACAGAATCTTTATCCACCTGCTTTGGATATCTAAACATTACTTCGTCGATGTGTATGCCATTTAATAGAAAACTAAAAAGCGCAGTAGCACTATCACCTCCGCCTGAACATTCTAATCTAATATAGTCATACCTATCACGTAATTGTTGGGCACGTTGACGATATAATTCTCGTAAATTAGTCTCAGGCTCACTTTCCCAATTAAATTTAGCAAACTCAATAGGATTAAACTGCCAATCTGGCAGTTCTCCTGTCTGTGTGGCATATATATAGGCGTCGGGTTTTAGATAAAAAATTCTATTACCAACTCGATAATACCCAAGTTTAGAATTATGTTCAATCATCGATTAATCTAATTTGACACCAACGGTTAAATTAGTCCAATATCGATTTTGATCATCCCACCAGGCTGGTAAATCTTTTTCTGACACTTGAAACGGTTCGCAGTAATCTGGTGCATAAGAGTCACGTACAGATTTTTTATTTTCTACCTTTAACAGTATTTCGCGTATTTCGTGTGCTTTTTCCTCGGAAAATGAACGTGGCACCATGAGGTTATAGGGAGTATTCATTTTTGCCAGTGTAGGAGAAAAGCCCTGACTTGATAAATTAGGATACTGTGACACATACTTAGGGCCAGTTGTCCCAAGAATAACAAGTTTATTTTTAGAATTTTCACTGGTAAATTTTTCTAGGTCACCGACAAATCCAACTGCCAGGTCGACCTGTTTGCCCATTGCAGCTAATAAAGCATCAGTAGTACTTTTAAAAGGAATTACTCTGGCGTTAGGATAATTTTTTATAACAGCCAGTGCAGTTAAATGACTAACAACCCCAAGTCCGCTAGTAGCAATAGTAACAGGACTATCTTTAGGAACTTCTTTCCATGTACTATATTTTCCCGATGCTACTGCAAAAGGAACACTACATTGTGTCATAATAGTTCTCATTTCGTGTACATCATAACTTTCTGTAGGATAAAAATTAGGTCTTACCCAGTAAGCACCCGATGTCATAAAAATAGTATTAGGTGTATTTTTTATGTAATTAAATGCTACAACCTGTCCGGCACCAGGCCTGACGTCAAAAAGAAAATTATATCGATCTTGAATTTTATTGGCTTCTTCGGCCAAGGTTCTGGCATAATTTGCACTATTATCGCCGGCACTAAATCCGTAAATAATTGTAATATTTTCTCGCGCCTGTGCAGTTAATGCGAAAAATGTAAGTAAGATTGCTAAAAATTTTTTCATAAAATCTCCATTGAAGTATAAGTTTACGATGTTACTCGTAATTTGTCAAGTTAAATTGCTTGTAGGAATCTACTTACGGAAATCGGCGTTCTAGGTGTATCACACTAGTAAAAGAGTTTTGCTACTCTAGGCGTCAATGTAAACCCGACGTCGGACGACCCGGCGTTGCTTAAATTATTTATTACAGTATTAAAAACGATCTTTTAATTCAACTTCGTATCTTTTATTAGTCTGTGTGTAGTGTGCTGGCCCTATATGATAAAATGGCGTTAAAAACCCAACAAATCCCACAACACGGTCAAATTCTATATTAAAGTATTTGCGATCTATGTTCTCTTCGACAAAGTTTATACCAGCCATCCAACTTTGATAAAGTTTATGATCTTTGTATTGACTATAAAACCAATAGTCCATCTCACTATAAAAATTAGTACCAGGTTTGGCAACTTGAAAAGTTAAATGATCATAGTCGGGGTATACCAATGGTTTAATTGTTTGTTCGTAGGCAGTACGTTGAGCATTACTGTGGTTAGGCCAGCGAGCTAAAAATTGTAAATGTTGATTAGCAGGTGTATTAAACCAATTGCGTATGATGTGTGCTTGTTTTACTGTAAGAGTAGGAAGGTCAGGAGTCCAAAAGAAATATTCGTTGGTAATATTTGAGTACTCACCTATGTCGGGATTAGCATAATTAGCCTGAAAGTCAATAAAATATGCGTACCATTGGTTATCTTTTATACACAATTTTGGCTTATCTATGCCGTACAATATACAGATCTTTTTTCCTGTGTCGGCTAATAGTCTATGACCAATGGTTTGGTAATTGGTAAATTTAGTAACGTGCGCCGGTTGTAAAAAATCCTTGGCTGCGTACACCCATGATTCATCTCTATCAGAATCGGCCAACATATCAGCTGAGTAGTCGTGTATAGTTATTTTAATATCAGGATAGTGTGTAGCTAACCAATTAAATAAAGGCCTGGTGGCAAATTCATATTCGCTTAAATGGTTTTCTGTATTATAAGAAAGTGACACCGGTACCTTGCCTTTACCGGCTTCAGGAAATCGAAATACAATTTCATCTAATTTTATATTGTTTAATAAAAAACTAAACAAAGCCTGTGTGCTGTCACTTCCGCCCGAACACTCTAATCTAATGTAATCGTATTGGTCGCGTAGTTGCTGAGCACGTTGACGATATAATTCTCTAATATCAATATCTGGTTCAGTATGCCAATCTTGAGCTTGATAAATTTTATTGTTAAAATCCCAGTGCGGAAATTCATTGGTCTTGGTTGCATCAATAAGGGCATTTACTTTACTGTAGTGAATGCGGTCACCTACAGTATATAGGCCCAGTTTTTGGTTTTGTTCTAGAGTTATCATTGGCAGTTAAAATTTAGTATTATGCATTTTTATAAAACAGGTTGGTATATTTTATTAATTTAATCAACCCTGCCAACAAACCAATGCGGGCTATCGTGACCTTTAATTCCTTTATTATTAAGTAAAGGGTCTAAAAATGAAGGATCTAGGTTGTTGGTTAAAAAGTCTATTCCAGCATTCCAGTTCTTTATAAGTTTGGTATTTTTAAATTGCCTAGTAAACCATAGGTCTAGTTCGCTTTCCCAATCTAACATTGGTTTTTTAACCTGGAACCATGTGGTGTCCCAGGTGCTAGAATAAATTATACGCTTTAACAAAATTTCTTGTGTTGCACGATCGATCATCAGTTGCGGATAAAACAATGGTATATATTTAGGATTTTGTTTGAAGTATTTTAATATAACATGAGCTTGTTTAACTAACATATCACAAGATTCTGGTGACCAATAAAAGTACTCTATCTCAGTATTGGTATAGTCAGCAAAGTGTTGAGAAATAGGCGTAATATTTGTAAGTTTATCAAAGAAATACAGGTAAAGTTCATTGGTACGATTAACATATATCCTAGGTTTATCTGTACCAGTTATTATAGCAATACTTTTATAATGATCAAACCTATTATGTAAATTTTTCATCCCAATATAATTATATCTTTGTATTACAGCCGGATTAATAGGATCTTTATAATCAAGTACCCAGGATTCGTCTTGAACATTTTTAAAATAATCAATTATAGCACGACTACAATCAAAAAATGTTATTTTTGTAGCAGGCATATTGTCGGTGATCCATTGCAATCGTGCTCGAGTATGAAGTTCATATTCGGCATTAGAATTCCAGGGTGTGGTTATTTCTTTATCAAGTATAGTAAAATTTTTTGTTGCTTCGAGAACCCAATTAGTTACAATTTCGTCTATATGCAGTCCTTGCCGATAAAAGCTCATTAAGATATTATTACTGTCGCTACCGCCACTATAGCTTAATATAATGTAATCATATTTTTCTCTAAGTTCTCTGGCACGTTGGTCGTACAACTCATCTAAAGATTTTTCAGGTTCTTGAGCCCAATTAACCGCATTAAATATATTGTCGTTGAAAATCCACTGAATTGATTGTTTTATTTCAGTTGCGTAAAGATACGCTTGAATCTTGCTTTCAAATTCTTTCCCATTGCAAAAATAATAGCCTAGTTTTTTATTCATTGTTGTTTAAGTGAATTTAGTTTTTCTGGCCAATACTTTGACCATTGGGTATATAAAATATCGGTATCTTTAAGATCAACGTCTGCACGACTGCATCGATCAGCGTCATATAATTTTTGTAGATCTGGTGCTGTGCGAGCAGCTTTGCGTAAAATTTCATGTAACTCTTTTCGTACTGATTCTTTGACTGTAATAGGCACTACCATTTGATAGTTACCAACCAATCCAGTAAATCCTTTTGTACCTTGACTATACCATGTCTGTAATCCAGGATACTGCCTAGTACCGCTGGCACCAATTACCGAGATCTTTCCTATTTTTTCAAACTGTTCTATATCGTTTGGCAAACTGACATTCAGATCTAATCTTCCAGCTAACACTTCTTGTAATCCTGACATTGTACCATTATAACCAACTAGTGTTAGGTGTGTATCTGGCAATAAGGTCTGTAGTTCTCGGGCAACAGCTTCGGTTAAACTACCATAAAGTACACCAATGGTTATATCTTTTTCTTTGCGTAAATCTTCTAGTGATTTATATTTTGTACTAACTATGCTGTATGGCTGCCCTGTACACTCAATTAGTACTGGTTTAAAATCTGCTATATTATAACTTTCAGTTGGATAAAACACTGGACGTATAAAGTAACTACTGCTATAACTTAAAATAGAAATACCGTTATAGGATAATACATATTTGGCAGCAATAGTTCCGCCAGCTCCTACTTTGTTATCATAAACAAATGTATATTTGGTTTGGTCTTTATTGGCTTGATCAATTATAACTCTAATATAATTTGCCTGTGCTGATCCAGTGGCAGCTGGCCAAACAATAGGCACTACCTGCCCAGCTCGAACCGAGAGTGAAATAAATGCCAATGCAATAGCGATTATTTTTTTCATTGTAAATGTATTATATTTTAAAATTTATTTTAAAGCAAGAACGATAGCGACTAATAGTCGCTATCTGGACAATTTAATGTAATTCAGACATTGGGATATGTTGTTTGATGCAACGTAGATCCCATAACACTTCTATAAATTGGTTGGCAAGATTTTGAGCACGAGCTTGTACTTCTGGATCAACTACCAACTTTTCTAGTTCAGCACGACCTAAACTTGCATGAAATTTCTCATCTCGGGCAATTTCGGCATACTTTTCTGCGATTAACGCATTAGGAGCACACTCGGCCTGCATCACCCAGTTACGATGTGCCATACCTTCGGCAATGTATTGGTATACTGCTAGTGCAAGTGGATCTTCGCTACATTCAAAACGTTCTAATAATGTAGCAGGACGAATAGTTTCTTCATCATTATTTAATTGTGCTTGACGTATACCTTCTTCGATGGCAACAATATTAATAGGCTCACCGGCCATGTCTTCGACAATTTCTTTTAAGAACCAAAAATGTTTAGCTTCATCATGTGCTTGTTTGCTTAACAAGAACATATCTTCCGGGCTAGTGTCCATAGCACATTTAGAAACACGCTTAGCCAACTGTATACAATTGATACGTTCGTTAATCATACGACGACTAAAGTAACCGATCATTTCTTCACGACTTGGGTTAGATTCGAAGTATGATTTTACACTCTGCTCATGAAACTGATATAATGGTTCGCAATCTTGTGCTAATTTTGCTGTAAATTCTTTTGCATTTAACATTATTTTTTTCCTGCAATAATTTGATTTAATAGACCTGGACTAAAGTAACTATCTAATGCTGTATATAATCCTTTAGTAGCAGTAACAAACTTTGCTTTTTCTTTACTGGTCATTTTGATTGTGGCAATACCCTGTTTAGTGGCCTGTGCTTCAACAATTAGGTTGTCTGCTAAACTATCTTCGCGTTCAATTTTAGCAGCTCTCATTGCAGCACAAGAAAATATTTGTTGTACTTCTTTGCCTAACGATTGCCATAGTTGTTCGTTTATAACTAAACTTGTTAAAAACAAACTATGCTCGTTGTCATTGATGTAATTGGTATGCCGGTCTTGTTCTAGTATGAAATAACGTGTGTATGTTGTTTCGCCGCCGACAATGTCACCGCTGGCTAATTTTTTAGTAATATCTTCAATCATTACAGGAATTGGATTAGCACCAACAGCTTTGATAGTACCAATTGATACTGGATTATTAGTACAACTGAGATTCAATCGATAAAAATCTTCTAATGTTTCAATTGCCTGTTTGCTTGGGATAATTTTAAAACCACCGCTATAAGTAAATGTTAATCCACGAATGTTGCTGTGTTCTGCAACCTTGGCCAATAAATGTTGTCCAATTGGGCCATCGATGATATTACTTGCTTCTGTGTGATCATTGAACAAAAATGGCATAGCCAAAGCATTAATATCTTTGTCAATTTTACCTAGCGTACTGGCATAAACAGTGGCTAAATCAATAGTACCGTTGTCAATTAAACTGATAATTTTTTCACGATCTGTGGTATGATTTGTTAAATTTGTATGTGCTAATTCGTTCCACTCTTTGAGACTAACAACATTAATAGTGTATTGACCATTGGTTTCTGCGGCTACTTCTGCAGCAAAACTTTTAGCTGCTTTAATAAAAACATGGTATGGCTCGTGAGCTAGTACCCAGTTTAATGTAAATTTTTGCATTATTTCTCCCGAATTGGATAGTTATTTGATATATTTATTTATCAAAAACGCAGAGAGAAGGTTTCTGATTCAGGATTACCTTCAACCTGGTATAGACAGCCCATCCCCGGTTTCGTCTATAGCGGATGCTGAATAACAACCTTGCGGTGCGGGGTCAGCAGTTACATAGCAGGACCGTTTCCATTACGGAAGCCAACAATACCGCCCTCTTCGGTAATCCTCTTTAATACATCTTCAAAGAGAATCGGTGCGAAGTCTGGAGTTTGTTCAACACAGACACAGTGATATCTTGTATCAACTTCATCACTGTATAATGTCTCTCCGGTGCGAGCATCAACACCGCGAGCCTTCATAACTCTGTTAGCGTGAAGGTGTCCGTGAATATTCGTACCAAACCTACCAAGACTTGCTTCGTGTAGAGGAATGTGGGACAAGATAAGTCCGTTCATAACGTGGTAAGCACGTAGTTCACGAAAGTACTGTCTGTATTCATCATCACGGAAAATATCGTGGTTACCGCGGATAAGAACTTTATCCCCGTTAAGGCGAGCAAGGGTGCTCATAGCCCGACGGTTAATAACAACATCTCCGAGAAAATAAATTTTATCGTTCGGCTTTACACGCTCGTTATAGACTTTAACAAGGTGCTCGTCCATTTCCTCTGCGGTGTCCCACGGGCGAAGTTTTGTGCCATCGGCCCGGAGGAAACGGCATACCCCCTGGTGCCCAAAATGGGGATCTGAATAAAGAAAAACTGAAGGCATAATACATCTCCTAAATGATAAATAACTAAACAAAGGACAATTATGATTGACGCTTATGTTTATACAATAACTAACAAAATTACCGGTGAGTTTTATCACGGGTATCGATACAGAAATCAAACTCTGGGTATTGTCCCAAACGATGATCTTTGGATCACTTATTTTACATCATCTAATAGAATTAAAAATGATATAAAAAAATACGGAAAAAATTCTTTTACTGCTACCATTATATACGAAAACACTGATTCTGTCAAGTGCTGGCAACAGGAGCAAATAACCATTAGACAGGACTGGGGAAACCCACTCTTACTAAATGGTAAGTATCACGATCCAGACTCTAATGTTGAGATATTCCGAAGGGTTAATATGCTCACCGAAGAATCCAGACTTAAAATGTCTATGGCCGGTAAAGGTCGTCCTAAATCTGAAGAGCATAAGAGAAAAATAGCACTGGCCAACACCGGAAACATTGGCTCAGTGCAAAAATGTGCTAAAATTTCTGCGGCTAGGAAAGGTAAGCCTCCATCAAACAAAGGAGTTACTCCCCCTAAATATTCTTGCCCGCATTGTAATGTATTAGTATCAAACGGTAATCTTAATCGCTGGCACGGTAATAACTGTAAGTTGATTGATCCTAAAGGGCATGCCAAACGTACTATTCAAGTGGCCTCCATCAACCGGATACAGGAAGCATAAGCGCCTCCTTTCTTAATTTAAAAAATGTTGATCTACTATTTCTTTGGTAACCGGAAATTGCTCATGTATTATAACACTATTATCAATTTCTTGCAACACAGATAGTAAATGGCTGTATATGCTGTTGGCTACTGTAAAAAAATGCTGTCTATTGTGCTGTCTTACTCTGACCGATTCGGCTGTGATGTTGTTTTTACACGTCATCATGGTGTTGGCCACTGCTGTACCTCTTTCAGGAGGCCATTTTACATTGTCATAGCTTTCATCTATCCAATCACCAAAAGTTTGAAATCCCATGTTGCGTAACTGTGATAAGTATCCAGGACCACCATAGGCTATAAAAGGATGTCCTAACATTAGACTTTTATAGACTTTTTCTGTAGGAAAGAATTCTTCTTGCGAAGTTTCACTGACAATACTGACGTCGGTTAGATGATAGTGACTGGGGTAATAGGCATAAAATCTAAAATCGTAATGCACAAATGGATCTAACCAATCTTCTTTAGGGCCAAGTCCTGTAGAACTTTTACTGCCACGATAACTCCAAATACTAGATTCTAACAGTCCAGCAGTTCGAACCAGCTCAAATAAATGATCGCGCATACCACGTTGTTCGCCATTGAGAAATAAAAATTGATATGGCTTTGGGTCTGTGTCAATTTTGGTGTGCGTATAGGCCAAACGTGCTAGATTAAATTCATTGACCAACATCCAGGCAAAAAATTCAGGAAAATTGTAATTTTTTACAAATCCAGCAATATCTCGATCGCCATTTTTAATCAAATAACCTTCTACACCTTTTTCCGTAAGTTTTTGTCCAGTGGGATTGAAACTGGCACCCAAGGTGGCTTCACATTCGCTAGGATAGTAAAACACCAGACGATTTTGATTGTGGCTGGCCTGTTCAATTAAGTCAATGGCCATGCTATGACCAGGGTCGTTAAATGGAGTTTCCATAACAAAACAGTCGGTTATTACTGTTACTCCAGGGGGTATTTGATTTAGTGTAGTAACTACGTATTCTACACCTGACATGGTCAAGGTATTGTACAATAATTTAATCTGTCGTTCCACTGGACGAACACTGGGGTTGGCTAGGATATATAACATTAGATATTTTGTATGCGTTGATCAATTACTTTAGCGTAGTAGTCTATGTTGTCAATTGATACTGGAACGTTCCAGCTTTTACTATCAACATTTAGACAGTTTAATCTGTGTATATTGATACTGTCTAGTTCTGATTCTAAAGAATTGTGTAGATTAGGCCAAAATCGCTGTTGTTTTATTGTCTGTGTATCAGGCCTTAGGTGCATGACCCAATTGCCTAAAAATTGGTATTCGCTGAAATTTAATCCACCGTGTTCGGTCTGCGATCTTGATACTAACTGTTTTCTTAAGGCCACCATCCAAGGCTGACCAGAACGTGATTCAATCAGTGTCTTTAGTGCCTGCCAGTCGGTTTTTAATATCGGAAAAAATTCTGACACAAATACATTATTTGGGTGTTGTTCAATACCAGTAAGGTCCTGAAAACTTGATCCCCAACAACCGGGATTTTCAGTGTATTCATTGTCCAGGTACAATACCGGCAGACCGTTGACAAAATACTCATGCGGACGAATTCTGATGCTGTCGCAATCGGATATCACAACCTGTGTATCTTGACAGACATCTAAGGCCATAAACTTTAAAAATTGCTGTTTTATCCATGCAATATTTGGATCTGATAGCCAGGTTATAGTGTCAACTAACGACTCGCGATTAAACTGCTCAACCAGCTCACTGTCGTGAACAAACTCAATGCGACTCATATCAATATTGTATCTATTGAATGCAGATCGGATATCTGCCTGAGGAGTGCAATGATGTATAATAGTTCGTTCAAATTCGGGTATTAAAAATCTATCGTATTTGAGACATAAAGTAGCATCGGGGATACGATTATTCCCAATAAACATTAATCGAGTAGCCATATTGTTATTTATATAGTGGAAGTACGGGAGAGATTCGAACTCTCGGTTGTTCAGCTTTGCAGGCTGTTGCTTTGGGCCACTCAGCCACCGTACTGTTGGCCTCCCCCCACGGAGTCGAACCGCGGCCCCGAGTTTTGGA